ATGAACCAAGATAGGATGTTAAGAATAGGTGTTTTAGGTGTACTTTCAACAATACCAGGAGAGATTACTTCGAGGTTATTTGTACATTTTGGCTTCGGAAAGTTTGGTATTTATGAATTATCAAGCCTAATTATTACATTTAACAGACCTGTATTTACTATAGGATTAATGGTGGATTTCTTAGTTAGTATTGTTTTTGCAGTCTTAATTTCCTTTATATTTGAAAAGTTTGGTTCATCCCATTTGGTTATAAAAACAATCGTGTGCAGTTTATTTGCCTGGTTAGCATGTGAACTATTATTCACAACAATAATAGAAGGTAAGTATATCGATATTAGACCCATCAATGATTATTATTCTCATATTTTCTGCACCATGATTTTTGGTATTATATTGGGATTGTTGCTAAAAAAATTTATATTTAAGAGTTAACCCTTTATTAGGAATTATATGTAAAAAAGATTGTGAACAATAGCACTTAAACTATATGGGGCTTTAGTTTAATAAGAAAAATTCCCTTCTCGATTGAGAAGGGCTTTTACTTTTTTGTCTTATCATGATGGATTAATAATATCTGCAGACTATTATTAATTTATTCCTTTTTTCTGCAGATCTTTCACCTGTTCTTCCAGCTTCTTAACATTTTGCTCCACATTAGTAATCAATTCTAGGAAATTTTTCCTTATTCGATTAAGAACAATAGCATCTTCTTCCCGTCGTAAAAAGTCTTTTGGTCTTGAACCATCATAATATCCGTTTTCTTTAGCTTCTTTCCAATCTTTTTCCGCCCATTTATCTACTGTATCAATATCTTCCTGTTTATCTACTTTTTTCTCTAATTGTTTTTTCAAAGCATCAATTTGTTCTTGTAATTCCTGAGCCTGTGACATTGATAAATCCGCTCCCTTTTCATTCAATTTATTTGCAACTCGCTGTTTGAAATCAGTAAATTTCTTTCCATCTGTTACCCATGGTGCCGGACAGTTTTTATGTGTTACATCATAATGACGAACTATATCTTTTACTGGATCCCATCCAAACATCTTTGAGAGTTCAACGAAAACATCCTCTGTTCTTTTAATCGTATCTGGATGGAACGATCCGTCCTTTTCTTGGCACATTTCAACCCCAATTGATAAATAATTAGCATCAGGTTTTAATTCTGGTACCCCTCGATATTTACCATCATTTGCTTGATACGACACCTCATCTAATGGAATAATGCATCTTGCTTCATTCTTATCTACAAAAATATGAGCTGAAGCAAATCTCCTCTCCTCCTCAGGTAGCTTTTCATTTTGTTCTATTAGGGTTTTGCCAAAATACGTTACATGATTCTTCGCAGGTGCTCCAGGATTCGCAGTATAATGAAGGATACCTTTTACCCTCCCTTTTAGCTTTAACCCTGGTCTAGAATATCGATTAATTTTTATAAAATCATTTATCCATACAGACATACACGTGACTCCTTTCAAAATAAAAAGAGCAACAACTATTTGTTGCCGCTCTCATCCTCTGTTGAATTTTCTTTACTACCCTCAGAAGGATATAAACTGATTGCATCCTTTCTTAATTGAGCTCGTTTTAATTTTGCTTCAATTTCACTTGAAATAAGATCTAATGCCCAAGCTGGTATCCAGTTATCCCATCCCGCTCTTTTAAAATTAGCTGTTGCTGATGTTAGTGTATGGAACATTATTCCTCCCCATAGAACAAAGAAAAACACTCCTGGTGTTCCAAATGCTTTATCCAGTAAATTTCCGAAGGCAGGTAATAACACCATTACAAAAGTTCTTAATACTCCTTGTAATCCGTATTCTGATGCATACGATCCATCCTTTTTAGCAGCTCCAATTCCTCCCGACCAATCGAATATAATCGCAAGGCATAAAATCAGCATAAAAAGAACCACTTTTGGATCACTTCCAAACAAATAACTAAAAGTGGAACAAATCGCCCCAACAATCACCGATACTATTCCATTTTTAGTATTTAAGATGTTGGATAGGTTTAACACTTCCGAATAAAATTTCAATTTCTTGTCCTCCTGTTATTCTAAATAAATTTCTATTTGAAAATGTATATTGGATTAAACTAAGAAAGGAACGGTTGTTTCCCCGCTCCCGTCCCATAAAAAATACACCTACGCTGCAGGTGCTTCCTCAAATTCTTTATTTGTGATTTTCTTGTATTCGTCAGGTGTAATTTCTCCAAATGGATTTGAATCTGTTTTAACTGCTAAACGTAATTTTTGTGCTGCCGCTTCTTTGTCAGGATCAATCCAACCCATATCATAAGCGATTTTCCAAAAGTTCATTATGCTTCACCTCCTTTTAATTGCATAACATCAAATTTTAGCTGTGTGATTTGTTGGCCAAGATTTGATATTAAATTATCTTTCTGCAGACCTTTGAATTTCTCTGAAGCAAGTTCTTCTCCAAGAGTTGAAACTAATTTTTTTGTTTGTGCATGATCGAATTTCTCCTGGACTAATTCAAGTCCTATAGCATCCAATGAAATTGGAATACTTTCTTGTTTTTCTCTCATTTCCTTGATTTTGCTTAAAGGCACTTCATTTTAGATTCTCAATCAAATGCACCCCCGAATCCGTTAAATCTAACCTGGTCATGTGCTGTTCCTTTGTTAATGGTAAAACGGATATTTATTCCCCATTGTTCGGCAGTTTTTTCTGTATTGGTGAAATTGTATCCTCTTTTATTCATAGCCATTCCTGTTATGTCTTCCCATGCAGGGACTTCATCAAAGGCATTATTACAGGCTTCAATCAATATTGTTGATCCAATCGGTAAATAAACATCTGGAGTAACAAGGATTCTAGTTGCAGCTATATCCGTTACAAATGGATTCTTTAACTCTACTTGAATCGTATCTTCGGTTCTTGTAAATTTGTATGTTCTAGTTGATTTCGCTCCGAATGAGTCTTTCGCTTCAATGGTTAATTTATGTTCCTGTTCAAGCTGCAAAGGAATCCACATTTCAATAGGAATTTCTAGTTTGTACTCGGTCCCTAACTCTGCATCAAATGTTCGAATGATTTGTCCATTAATTCTTTCAGTAATTGTTGCTGTTTGTTTCTCTGGATCATCTACCTGGTATGTGATTGATGGTGTATCAAGTAATTCCCCTAGATCTTCATCCGTTCCAGAAATAACAGGTGGTCTGTTGTGAATCACTCGGAATGTTCGTTCCTCAACTGTAGAAATACCGCCTTGTCCATCATCCGCCCACACTTTTAGTGTATGATCTACATTTTCAGCAAGATCATTTGTCAAAGGTGTTGCGCCATCATAAACACGTTTATTGCTATATGTGATTTTTTTAGAAAACTCGATTGGTGTTGAACCATCTGATAAGGCAGATTGGATGTTTCGAATCGTTCCATCGTTTATTTGCATTTTGATAATAATATTATCGTTTGCATCTGCATCCCTTGCGCTACCATCGACAAGAACCTCATTTTGTCCCTCTGTTTCAGACATTATGAAGTTATTTGCTGTATTTAAAAGAATAGTAGGTATGACATTGTGTTGAATCACGTAAACGTCCGAATAAATCCAATCAGAATAAACATTACTAACATTTTTTGCTCTAACTCGAAACTGAACACTAGTCAATGTTTTGTCTGTCGTTACAACTATATTAGTTGTTGTAGTTGGTGCTGTTAGGTTTTTTACAGTTGTAAAACTACCACGATTAAAAGCCTGTTCTAATTCATATATTTGAACTGCTGCTAGTGTTGGTTCGAATGTAACACTAATCGTTTCTCCAGGTTTTAACGGAGTTTCTGCCACTGGTGCTTTGAATCTTCCTGGTGGTGCAATGGATTGATTGACGCGGCTACCTTTTACCCACCAATAACCGGCACTAGTTCCGTTATTCGGATAGGTTCCATCTTCCGCTATAATTCCGGATTGTATCAAGTTACCTCTTTCGCTTGTCGTTTCTGGTGATAATTCATAAACATAATGATATGTTTTATATGAATCCGAATTCCCCGGTATTGACATTCTATATTCACTAGCATTCATAGTTTTATAGCCGGCGCTATATACTTGATAAATAACTGGGTCTTGTGCAGATAATTGTACATTACCGCTTCCAACTCCGTAAAACATTCCATTTACATTATCAAAAGTGAAATTTGTAAAGCCATATACACTCACTGATAATCCAGCATTTTCATCTATATATCTTTTGGTATATTTTCTTGCTTGAATAATATTATACTTACTCCAATAATACTTTGGCTTTGTGACGGTGAAAACGGCGCTTTCTCGGTAAGCTGATGCCAACTCGCCAGTATCTATTACCCTAACCCTAAATTTAATAGTTTTTGCCGTCGGGATTTTATATGTGTAATTCGTAGTTAGAATATTTCTATTTACTGCTGTCCATGCTCCGCCGTCGATAGATACCTCCAATTCATAGCGACTGAGGTTTCCCTCTGCGTCACTCGCTGCGCCCCAACTAATAACCTTGTCGTCGCCGATCTCTAGATCGCCTGTCGGTTGCGTGAATGCTCCTGGTGTTGTTGGAGCAGTGTTTATTAATTCTCTTTGAAGGGTGATAACTCTTTCTGGGCTAGTTTGTATAGCTTTTAATTGCCCTGTGCTAATAAATGGCATTAAATCATAAGTGTCACCAACGTTCATTCCAAAATAAGCTATTTGAATATAAGGTCCGTTACCGTTTTCCCTTCCGTACAACCAAACAGTAGCATTAAACTTCCCCGTAGCGAATAAACGATACCTATATTTTGGTAAAAATGAAAAATCATTTATGCTTGGTTCTATTACCGTAACATCTTCCCATGTCATTCCTACATCACCAACCTTTTATTCACACTGTCATAAACCCCACGACTAACAATCACATCATCCAGTGTGTAAAAATCCTCTGTAAATTGATTGTTTGTGAAGTTATTAGAGAAGGATTGTTCTAAGTTTGTTAGTTTCAATGACAATTTAGAAATATCATCGGTGTTCTTTTCTGCCCTTTGACCAATAGCATCTATGCGAATAACCAATTTATTATATTCTTCCTTAGATACATAGCCAGTATTGGATATAATGGCGGTTATTTCCTTAGCATGGCCCACGATCACAATTATTTCAAATTCTGCATTAACAGCTGTTGTTCCACCATTTGCAGGAAGAAAATCCGCTTCCTTTGCAAAGGCGATAGAATAAAGTATTTCCCCTTCGTCTGGATCCTCAGCAAAAAGACCAATTTCACTGACATAAAATCCTTCAGTTAATCCCTCATTATTAATAGAGGAATGGATTTTACATTGATCTATTTCAACTTGAATACCCGAAATACCTAAATCCTTTTTGGGACTAAATAAGGCTGTGAGATCGTCTATATTTTGACCATTGTTTTGACCATCGCCAATTGAAACCTTTGTAAATTTCAATAAGACTCCTGCTTCTGCTTTGGTTTGTAGCATACGACCTTTCTTTGTAAGGAACATATTTGTGTATTCTGCCATTAATGAATCACCTCCGGCTTAATTGTTGTTCTTGTTCTTGTAGATATAAAACCCGCTCTACTTATATCCAAATTAAGATTAGACATTTTGAATTCAATAGGCTTAATCGTGATTCTTTTTCTTTCAGATATCAAACCGCCAAAGGTTATTGTTGATTGAACTTGATTAAATACACGATATAATGCTTCTAGGTGTGCGGGCTTAGTTTCTTCGACAGCTTCACTAATGCTTGGCAAATGCTTATAAACGGACTCATTTACAGGAAACTGAATCTCAAAGGCATATTCATTTGGAATTTCTACCACTTTCGCTTGTTTTGAGGGAACAAACATATTAACTAACTCTTGTAAATCTAATTCAGTTACAGTTTCAGGAATAACGTACTTTGCTTTAATGTTTGCTCTTCTAATATCTAAAGGGGTATTAGCTTTTGGTTTAAGACCTGCAGGTTCTTCCCACCTAATTAATCCCCATGTTGCAGTATCAATGAAAAATTGATCCAATACTTCTTGCATAGCATTTTCTAATTCTTCAAATTCACTGGATTCAACCTTAAATAGTCCTTGCATTTGAGGAGATTTGCCATAATGTTTATGAGAAACATAAGAATTCATCCGCTCAAATTTGTTCATTTATCTCCACCGTCCCTAAAATCGGGATATCTATTTCTGATAATTCAACATCTGATTCCGCTCCATTAAGCGTAATTTTGCTGTAATCAATTATTTCATTTTGAGACAATAAAATAGCCCCAAATCTATTACGTTGAACAGTCGTAGATTTGAAGGCTATTGATTTTAAATACTTTTCAAAAGGTGGTGTGACAATTACTTGCACTCCACTTGTATCGCTACCATTTGACAATTTTAAAGTTATAGAAATATCAATTGTTTTTATTGTTGCACTTACAACAGTAACCGTCGCACCAACAGGAGCCTTTCCTTTCCCCATACCAGGTTCAGGATCTATATATTCTTGTACCTTCCGTACTAATGTTTCAGGTGCTTCCGTCAAATCTGGACCAGTAATTACAACTTTTACAGTTCCACGTCCGTTCCATAGCGGAAACACTTTTACTTCCCCTACACCTTCTACCTCTTTTGCCCATTCTTCATAATGGGATGTATTTCCGCTTTTAGCAGGCTTTCTTACTTTTTTTTGATGACGTGCTTTTAGTGAATCGTCATCTTCCTTCTCTCGCCCTGGTATTAACAGTTCACCCAATAATGCTGATTGTAAATTCGGAATGGTTTGATCTGGAATCAATGAACTTCCTTCAATCGGTTTATTACCGATAATTCCTGGTGTCTCACAACGTACTTGTACATCTTTACCTGTTTCCATTGTTATAAAATAGACTCCATCTATATAGAATCGTGAATTTACAGGTACCTCAACATTAAAATGGGCCCTCCGTATAGCTGAATTCGCTTCATATGGATCTACTCCAAATTCACTTGTTCTCATGGCCAACCATTTACCATTAGAAGTTGAAGCAAATGCTAATTCCAGTATGCTATCTAAGAAAATATAAAGTTGACTTATCTCGGCTGCAGCAGGTGAGCACGCATCATAATAAATTGCTCCTGGTCTAGTATCTATTCCCGGAGGTGCCTTTGAAAGAAGCCGCTCTAACACAACTTCATATGTTTGATCTTCAAACAAGAGAAACAACCTCCTTTATTTCTAATAATCCTTCCACAGTATCCTCTGTAAAGGAAATAGTCATCTCATCATCTTCTATACTAAATTCAAAGTCATAAACTCGATTAATTCGATCATCAACAAGCAAGGCATCTGAAATAACCCTTGGTGCCTCAGCTATAATAAAATCATTTGAATATCCTTTACCTAGTAGATTGAAAAACTCACATCCATGGTCGTCTGGATAAATTAAATAAGCGTATCTTAATGTTGTTATGGTTTTACGAGTAAACTGTTCAATTGCCTCGATACCATCGATTCTTTTACCAATTTCACCTGTTTCAAAATCCAATTGATAAGTGAGAGAAGGTTTCAACTCACTTTCATAAATCTCAGGGAATGAAATATCAGGAGTGACCCTCATTATTATCCCTCACTTTCATTACTGTAGCTCTTAATTCGATCTCCTATATAAAACTTTTGAAATCCTGGAAAAGAATAAACGAGGACACGATCATCCTTTTTTAGTTCATCTAGAAATTCGCATTCAATATCTACAAAATCAAAATCCTCTTGTACATTGTCCATTTCTAAAAATCGAATCCTAGATTCAAATGGAGGATTATACCCTTCTTTAAATCTTTCATCTGTTACTTTTCTTAAAGTAATCATCCGTTTATGATTCGTTAGATGCTCCGATACAATTAATAAATCTTTAGGAATAATTAACTTTTTGTTTTCTAATAACATAATTTTTAATTCAGGCGGTTGTTCTACTACTACCGCCTCCATCATTCTCATAGGCTGATTGTTTGAGTTAACTTGTTCCGCTGCTTTTTTAATTAAATCTAGCACGCAATCATCCCACCTCTGGCAATTCATCTGTTTCAGTAACAGACAAGTCTACAATATGGTCATTTCCTTTAAAGGTATGACTGTCTTTTTTTATGAAATATCCCCTATTCACTTCTAAGTCTTTACTTATAACATAAAGAGCCTTTCCGCTCGTTAAATCAGAAAGACCCAAAGCTGTTATATCCAAGGTTTTACTGACTTTACCCTTTTCACTCAGAATGCTCTTGGCTCTACTTGTTAATTGAGCCTTATTAAGCTTTTCACTCACTTTTTCATAGTGCTGCATAACCCCAAATTTCTTTGACATGCTTTCATTAGAAACGGTTGCTGTAATAGTTTTTTTATCTTCTCCCGCTTCTAATTTAACTTGGGTAATGGTGTCACTAATCGAGGTTGTTGAATTAAAATCAATCAAATTCACTCCGTCCTCAACTACCCAATTTACAACCTGTTTCTTCTTTTCTACTAAGTTAACAAGCCCCTTATCAGCGTATATAGTAAATTTTCGTCCGTTTCGTTTATAAGTCTCTGATAATGATTTCATCCACATATCCCAAAGAGTTTCACCATCAAAAACTTTATTTTTAAAGACTACAGAGGTACTATCTACTTTCCCTAAAGGTAAACCAAAATCACCACATGTTCGTTTAAATATTGCATCCGCAGTTTTATTACTAAAAATATACGAATCTCTATTTTTTACTGAATAGATAAGTAGATCATAAGCAACAAAGTTTGATGGTCCTGACTTTCCTCTGGATGTATCGAAAATACTTCCTCTAAATAGTTCCTTACCTTTCCACTTAAAAATAACCCCGTCCCCTTCTTTGGCCTTTACCCTTCCATGTAAACCACGCAATGTATAAATATAATCCACTTCTATTTTTCGAGCCGCTTCATCTTTTGATCCTGACCAAGTTACAGAGACAACTGGGAGCTCCTTCATTTTCCCATCTTGAATAACAAAAACTTCTATCATCCTTTTTTCTCCGGCATTTTAAGTGTTTGATTTGGGCGGATGATATAAGGAGCTTTTATCCCATTTAAATTTGCTATTTCTTTGAATCTTGCTCCGGATCCCAATTGCTTTTGTGCTATAATCCACAGGCTTTCTCCTTGTTTCACCTTATATGTTTTAGGAGTAGCCGGTTTTGGATTTTGCCTTTGCGACTTCTTTGAAACTTCCGCTTTTTTACCATCTTTACTTTGCGTAATGGTTCTTACATTTATAAAGGGATATTCCTTTAAAGAAAGATCAAAATAAATCGTCCCCACATCTTCATTTTCACGATAGGGAAAATCTTCAATTGAAACAGCATAATTAATTGGTGTTTTAGTTACTATGAATCGAATTGGCTTTCCTGACTTTTTCCACCGCTCTATAGTTTGAACCGCTTCCCAAGGTTTAGGAATATTTTTATAAGAGCAAAATGGTGCATAGAATAATGGGAAAAATGATGAAAAATCAAATGTTTTTAAGGTTGGATCCTGAAGAATAGTGATTTCTCCTAATCTACTAATTGAATGGGTCTCATTTTGTGAACCATTCCCAATAGATAGTTCTGAAGGGTTAACAGGTAACTGGAGTCTTTCAGCATTATTATTATAACTAAGCCAAAACTCATACATCGTACACACCGTCCCCTCCACCAAACATTTCTTCTTTAATAGCTTGCCTTACTGCTTTTACAGCAATATTCCCTACCTCTTGGGCAGTCATTTCATTCGAGTAATTATTATCACCAGTAAATTGCAGGATAATGTCGCGTATTCCCGATACTGCCTTTTGTGGCACACTCTTATTTGATTGAGTAGCAGCGGCTACTTGTTCGGATGGTAATGTGGCTCCTATTTCCTGTCCCGCTTGTCTCCAGAGACTAATATTCCTATTTCTATCCCCTGAAGTCGGAATAACCCATTCTGGACCTTTTTCACCTGCTATTGATATCCCGTTTGTTCTTCCACCATTTGCATACATTGGAATCTTTGGACCACTCTTACTAACAGTTGTTGAAGCTGATTGACGGGACATTACAGCTATTTGTTCAAATTGAGCTTGTAGAACGGAAATTTTCGAAGATACTCCATTAATTATCGACTGAACTATTGCAGATCCAAAAGCAAATCCATTAGTAACCGCTTGATTAAGTGGTATATATATAGCGCTTGAAATCCATGGATGAATTGTTTGTCCAGATCCTTGTAGTCCCAAAACAAAATTGTTACCAAAAGCGGAACCGAATGCGTTTGCATTACCAATCGCCTGAATTATTGGTTGGTTAATCTTTTCAGATATCCAATTAAAAGGAGTACCTTGTGCATTGTTCAACCCTAATACAAAATTAGTGCTAAATGCAGAACCAAAAGCATTTGCATTAGTTATAGCTTGTAAAAATGGTTGGTTGATTTTTTCAGATATCCAATTAAATGGGGTTTGACTAGCTGAATTCACTCCCAACACAAATGAATCTCCAAAAGCTTGTCCAAATTTTGTTGCATTGCCTACAGCTTGATTCAAAGGTTGATAGACGTTTGTTGTTAGGTAATCCTGCATATTCAGATTAGGAGGGGTTTCCATAATAGGGGATGCATTTTTTGGACCACCACTTGGCTTGCTTGGTTCAAATTTACTCCCAACCGCTCCTCCGAACTTTTCTCCAAGCCATCCTCCAGCTGCAGCTCCTGCTATCGTTCCTAATGGACCTAGTAAACTACCTAAACCACCACCAATAAAAGATCCAGCTGTACCGCCTGCAGCTTTCCCTTTCCCTTTAGCTCCTTTTGCTGATAGAATTTCCGCTCCGCCTACCAATGCGCCTAAAAAAGGTATTTTCTTAGCGACTTTTGATACTTTTGGCATCTTAATTTTCTTTAAGGAATTTCCCATTTTAGTTAACGCTTTAGGCATTTTGATTTTATCCATGGCTTTTGAGAACAGAGATTTCTTCTTAGGTTTTTTACTAGGTTTTTTACTAGAATTTTTATCCGATTTTACCTTTGATCTTTTCTTAGTTGGAGAAAACTTATTTTTTTTCTTCTTTCCTACTTTTTTAGTAGGAGGGGTTTTTTTATTAGATTTCTTCTTTCCTTTTTTCTTAGTTGGTGATGTTTTTTTATCGGAACCTTTTCGGGAAGTTGGAGACTTTTTTTGTTTGTTAGTTCCTTTCTTTTTCCCTCCGCCTGTAAATTTATCTTTGGCAGATTTTCCGACATTATATATTCCTTTTCCCGCCTTATATCCGCCTTTAAAAGTCTTGAATATTGGTGCTAAAAGCATACTTCCTATCCCACCAGCCAATAAAGTTGATGTCAGAGCACCACCCAAAGAACCCAAGTTAGGATTTTTCAAAGCATCTTTCCACATATCTCCAATAGAATTAATACCTTCTTTTGCTCCAGTAACAATTCCACTAAAAATAGCTTTCCCCATGGATACGCCTATATCTACCGCCCATGGTTGCCCCGTGGAATCCCACCATCCACTTAAAGCAGGTTTCCCTGTACTAGTCCACCATTTGTTGATATCACCAAGGATAAATTTAATTTTCCCCTCGAAATCTAGCTTTTTGAACTTATCATTATCAAGATAATTAGAACGAATATAGTTAAAACCACTTTCAAACTTACTAAATACCCACTCTGAAGCTTGTTTACCTGCAGTTTGAACAGTTGTTTTCCATTCAGTCCATTTAACTTGATTATTGTCTATCCAACCTATTAGTTTGTCTAATCGGGGCTTCATTGACGTTAATATTCCGCTTCCTGATTCTCGAAAAAGTGCACTTATATATCCTTTAAGTGTTGAAATTTTTCCTACTGCTGTATTTGCTAATTTTTCAGCTCCTCCAGCGTACCCCACCATTTTTTTATTACCTTTTTCCATTAGTTTCAAAAAATTTGACCAACCACCTATAGCCTTATAACTTTCCTTTGACATTTTAACATTAAATTCTGTTAACCTTGCGAATTCTCCTACCTTAGCATCAGCTAATGCCTCCATGGCATCACCGACAGTTTTTTCGGGGTTAAGGGCGGCCATATCAGTAGAAAGTTTTAATAACCTTTTAGCCTCTTTTGTATCCCCATTTGAAACACCTACACCTCTTGTTAAGGCTGGAAATAAATCAGGTGAACTAAAAGGTGTTTTATCAGCTAACCTTCCCATCCACGTAATCAATTCCTTTGATTTCTTTTTATTTCCCTTTAACCAATGATCCATGGATACTTCATATTGCTCGAAATTCATCGCTGCGCCTAGAGTAGCATCGTTCAACTTATCAATTCCAACAAATGCAAGACCTACGGTTACCATTGAAGGAATACTTGTCAGAGATCGTCTAATCGAGCCAATTGTTTTTGTTGCCATATCTACACTTCGAACGGTTACTCTATAACTTTTCGAAGCCAGGCGATTTACAGAACGATCAATCCCACGAATAGTTTTAGAAGCATAATCTACCGCTCTAACTGTAACAGGTTTTTTAGTTTTCTTTTGAAGGTGTTCAAAATTACCTGTAAGAGTCTTTAATTTTCTGCTCATTTTATCGTTAAAATCAAAGAGAGTAGTTAATTTTGGCATTATTATTTACCTCCCTTCTCTATTTCTTCTCTCTCTTTAGCAAGTTGTTCTAACCTTAGATTAATTGAACCGTAATAAAGGGCTTTTTTATTTCGTGGTGCATTATAAAGTTCATCTAGTTGAGATGGGGAGAATTTCAGCTCGTGTATACAATAATGTAAGTAAACAGCTTCTTTATCCTCCCCATCATTTATTAGTTTTTTGCTTCTTCCTCAAGATCCTCAAAATCATCATCAAATCCATTAATTCTTGTAGCTTCTTCAATCCAAGTAGAATATTCCCCACCAATAGAAAGAAGTCTCTTGGCTACTTCAATTGGATCCTCAGTTTTATAAGACTTTCTTAATTCCTTTGATTTAAGATCAGGATAAATAGTTGTTTCAACTGCTATTCGAGCGTAAAAACGAACTTGGTCAACCCTTTCTCCTATTTTTCTGCCTTTATGGTATTCTGTCTTCGTACATTCCTTTTCTAATTCTTCAATTCTTTCAGTAGGAATCGCCTTCATGATAAAAGGAATTACTTTTCCTTTTTTATCCTTAAACCGCTTAGAAACATACACTTTTTCCTCAGGTGCTTCCTCAGCATTATCGGCCATAAAAAAGCTTAAATCCCTTCCTAGCTCTTCTACATCTTCATAGTTTTTTAATTCTTCTGTCATTATTTTTCCTCCTTATAATTGATTAAAAAAAAGACGACCCTAAAAGTCGTCTCGTAATTCTTCTGGTAAATCAGCATCTTCAAATGTAAATGGTACTTCCTCCTCTAAAGCCTCAGCATCTACATCTAATCCAGCTAGTTTTGCACTATCAAAGTTCACATCATATAAAGTGACACGTTCAGTACCTCTACCAGAACCTTTATCATCTAAAACCTCTTGGAAAGTGAAGTATGGGTCCTCACCGGTTTTTACATAATCCAACATGATTCTGATAAATTTCGAAGTTACTTTGTAGAAAGTAGCTGCGCCCGTACCATTGGCACCAGTTGTTTTATGTCCTGTCATTCTTCGGCCCATGATCTTTACTTCTGATTTGTCTTTTTCAATTGTTGCTTCAAATGTTTTTATATGTGCCATTTCCTCTCCATCAAGAAAGAGACGCCCTTCCTTTCCGGAGATTGTATTTTTTGCGCGAAATGCCATAGATTATTTCACCCCCACATTAAAGTAGAACTTCTCAGCACTATCTACAGGCTGCGCCCAGATACCAATATCGAATGAATCATCATCATGAACGCTTACTAAGATATCTGTTTGAGAATCAAAGTTCTTAATTCCTCCTAAATCCTGTAGTGCCTTCATATATGTTGTACAAAGAATTTTTACAAAAGCAGCTCCATCATCATTGACAGAAATATCAACACCACGCTCTTTTGCCTCTTTTATAGCAATCTTCAATTCTCTAGTTAAATCGTTATTAATTCCATCTAACACACGGAGTACGCGGTTTTTAGCAAATCTTTTGTTTTTCTCTTCTGTAAAAGTGGTCAATGAATTAATATCCTTTTCTACACTAACCACTTTATCAATCATGTCATAAACAAAGATATATTCGCCGTTTCTAAGACCTTCAATTACCTCATAATCAGATAGGCGAGGGTAAGCATCAACTGCTCCTTCATATTCCTTAAACGTATTTGAGACAGTTACGGATGCACCTGCGCTTGCTCCTGTAGCCCAAGCAACCGCTTTGTCTGGAGTTAGAATCTCCCCATTGTCCAGTACGACTCCATTCCGGACATTATCGATTCCTTCATAGTCCGCAGGGTAGTTAGCAAGAACTCCTTTAACTTTTCTCCCTTGTTCATCACGTACTTTTCGAATGAATGCAACAAAGGATGCCTTTAATTGTTCTTCATCAACCGGAAGTCCAACGGTATCAAAATGTTCCCCTTCTGCTGCAGCAAAGAAATCCATATAATCTTGGTTTGTTGGGGTCCCATTGGTACCTCCTTCTAAAATTGTTCCAGCTGTATTGGTTAAATCTCCAGTCCCACTAAAAGCAACCCATTTATTTGCTTTAAGTTCGTCAATTTTTGATACAGTTTGAAGTTTCACTCTCATTCCATTGACATAAGTGGAAACATCCTTTTTAGTTGAATCTAAAATATTGGTAGATATAACAATAGTAATCTCGTTTCCTTTCGTGCCACCAAATAATGCCTCAACCTTCATTTCTCCTATAGTTGCGGTTGCTTTATTTCCTTCATTCACCCTATAAACTTTAACCTTAGAAGCATTCTTTTTCGCTTCTTTCACCATAAACAAAACTGGATCATCAATTTTAGTTCCAAATACTTGTTGAACATCTTCTGGTGTACTAATTTCAAGAAATTTCTTAGGTTCTCCCCAATTTAGTGACAGAGGGAGTAGAGCAACTCCACGATTTCCTATTTTCGCTCTTTCTTCTGCTGCAGAGTAAAAACGAAAGTAAATACCAGCACGCTCTTTACTTGCACCCTGTTCAAAGGTTCCACCTTGCATGTTATTTAACCTCCTTCTTTAGAAACTTTTCGATTTTTTCTTTTGCTTCTTCTTTAGAAAACTGATCATCATTTTTAGCATCAAAAAAAGCACCTGCCAAAACTTCTGGATTTACTCCAAATAGTTCTCGAGAGTGCTTTGCTAACTCAGATAAAGGAAAAGAAATAGAATCCTTATCCTTGCTCTTATTTGTTTGTTGTTTTCCCACTTCCATGTCCCTCCTTTACATTCAAGAAGAAATCCTTCAGTTCATTTGCTTTTTCACGATCGTAATAATAGCGACTATCCCATGTCACGATGATATTAGCCACACCATCTGTCACCCTCGTTTCAATTCTATTAATACGAATGTAATCTCCTGTAACGGATCCATCAGCATTTAATAATGGGATTAAGTACCTCTTTCTCCTAACAGTATTAGAAATTAGTTCCGCTGTGTCTTTAGCCTGTACAGCATCTTTATGAAACAACTTTACGGATAAACTATAAGTCGTTTTAAAGGTTGTTGTGGTATCACTACCATCAAAATCATTTACGGTAGGAAAATACATAGATGGTGTTTCAATATTCGTTGGGACTTCTTTTGTATAAACTTTGCATGGGAATATTTGATAGAAAAACCCCATTATTGAACCAACTTCTTGATTCATTTACTCACCACCTAAAATGTATCAAGCCATTGTTGGACCTTCTTTTCTAAACTTTTAGTAAACATCTTTTCGAAGATTGCAAGAGCATTGTCCCAATAACCTGTTCCATCTACCCATTGAAATTTTAACAACATACCAGTATCAGCGCTCGAATCATATTTAAAACGATCTCCTTCCCATCGTCCTGGTACCCATCTTCTATCTTGGTTTTTGCTTGGATCAATGGTGAAGTGGCCATCATTTGCGTAAGAAGCATAATCAAGATTTGTACCTATATGCAGGGAGAGTCCACCACTTTTAAGCTCGAATACGTTCGCAGAATCACCACGTTTAAAGGAATTTAATAAAAGTCGGGTATCCACAGTTTTCGTACGAATAATTTCATCCTGGACAATATCCAAGAATTCCATCCCCATACCTTCAAGCCATAATGCCATTTGTTCTTTAAGCCCACCATTTGCAGCCTTCTTAAGTTTTTTGATTAACTCATCTAGACCTCCGATTTTCATAATTGATCATCCCTTATAGCAATGACTTCGATATGATGATTCTTTATTTTTCGTGGCTTTTGGAGTTTGTAAGTTACGCCTTCCCATACCAGTTTTGTGTTTAACCGAATATCGGCAGATGGCAAAAAGTGAACCATCATTGTTTGATAAACCGTTTGATTGGGTTCCAGTTGAACGAGTGATTGATTTTTCTCAGTGAAATAACAAGGAACGTCCACTAAATCCGGTAAATCATCATAATAAAAATCCTTCTCAACATCGTCAGTAGGTACACCGAAATCACCGCCGTTTGAGTAGCGCTCTTTTAGATGATATACGTCGCATCGATGTGTTAATAAATTTTTATAACTCATAATGATCTTAACCTCGTTCGAATAGTTCCCTCATTGCTGGGTGGAGGAACATCCTTAATGTAACTTTTTAATAAGGAAAGTACATCTGGTTTTCTAATGGAGTTACCATCAGCCAAAGTATAAGAGTAATCTCCTATTTTCTCAGATTTATATCCTTTCACAATCGATTCATCACTATTGATGAGAGCGAAGAACTGTGCCATTTTAAGAAATGCAAGCTTTGCTTTTTCGGGAAGTGGATTGTATTGAGGTTCGGAAAAATCATGGCCAACAATACTTTCAATTTCCACCTCTGCCTCTAGAATATCTTTTTCTAGTTTATCGTCAGCACGTACTTTAATAGATTCAAATTCGGTGTATGACTTTAAATCAGAAGAAGTGATAAGCATTGCTCATCACTCTCCTTGTTCTTCTTGAAGTTTAAGGATTAAGGCAATTCGTTCACCTTCGTTTTTTGTTTCCTCTGGATCTCCGCCCATTGATAAAATAACTTCTTTTTGCTGTTCGGTATTTAATTTTTTTATTGATGATTCCGTATATCCTACCGGAACACCTTCAACGGTTTCAACAATAGAAAAATAACCTGTTTTCTCCGCTTTCATGGCTATTTCTTCATTCTCAACAATCACAAAAGGATTGCGAACATCAGCTGTCACAATCCCGCTATAAGAAAGAGCATTCTTAAGTTCCAATTTATACGGCAAAGCGATTCCCTCCTACTTTAATCCTTGAATAAGTACAGCAGCATCTTTTTCCTCAATGATTGGGTCGAAATCAAGATGCACAACATAGAATCGTTTATCTTGCATAATAGCCTCTTTGCCTTCAACAGTTTTTCGAATTTTAACATCGTAAGAGTTAACCACAATTAAGTTTTTAGGGTTAATTAAAACGATTTTATCTTTAGGCATTCTAGGTACTGGAATGGAAGGAATACTTGCAGGAGCCTTCATGATTGACTCCGATAAACCTCCACCGTTTTTAATGCTTTCATTCAGTAGATAATGCTCCCATTTTTGCTTCATAGATGGTGCCATCAACCAACGCAAAGTACCATTATTGTATTTATCGGGCATTTGCTCTAATGCATCATAAAAAACATTAAGAGAAAGAGCGCCAGCATCTTTAGCTGAACGATCCTCTACGTGGGATCCTGTTGTAAGTTGTTTCAACCATCCATTATTAATTTTCAAGAAATCATAGTCTGCATCGGTATCTGGAGTTGCTTCATCTCCATTAAGGTATAAATCCTCCAGGTCAATACCTAGTTGGGTAGTCATCAAATTTGTTACTGTATCCTCGAAACTTTGCCCCTCAATATTTTCACGAAGAGATTCTTCTGTAATCTCCCATGGTAAACGAACTGCGGTCGTAGCATACTCAACCTTATCGTATTTTGGTTTCTGGCGGTATCCATCGTCCGTATCTTCTGTTTTTTTGCGAAGAATTCTAGAATCAATACCGATTTTATCGATTTCGCCAGTTTTTGCTCTTCGCATTTCTTTACGAATTAATCCGCCAAGTGCAGTTGATTCGAATGTCTGTTGAATAAACTTTTTTGATTGCTCTGGATTTAATAAACCAGATGTGATACTACCTGTTGTAACAGCCCCATCTTTTAAGATTTGCGAGTTTTTCAATGTCATAGACTTTTACCCCTTCCTTATTAAAGAATGCCTTTTAAATAATGTTTTTGAATTTCTTCTTCGCCTTTTGGTTCATCAATAAATTGCTTAGAAATACCACGAGCCTTTTCAACCGCATTCAAACGATCATTAATAGGTGCTAATTTTTGATCTAATACCTCGCCAAACTGCTTTAGTACATCCTCTTCACCAGCAGCAGGTGTTTCTTCTTGACCGTCTTCTTTTTCAATGGAATCAAGGCGTTTGGTAATTGGTGAAAGCTTTTCGTCTAACATTTTTTCAATATCCTCTTTTTTCACTTCTTCTTCCTCCTCTTCAACCTCTGATTTTAATTCTGACAGCGCATCAAACGCTGCATTGATTTTATTCATTCGTGCATTTGATATCTTTTTACCTGCTTTTTCAATAGTTTCAGGTGGTTTGCCAATCGCTTTAACAATGTCTTCCTCCAGTAATACTTGCTGGGCAATATCAACGAAATCTTGTAACGCTTCACGAATAGTATCTGGATCATCTTCTATTGTTCGATTTTCATACCATTCATCCCAGTTGAATATTACTGAGTTCAAAGCATCTTGTGCTGCCCAAAATTCTCGTCTACGACGATCCTTGTTGTATTTATCCTTTACTTCGCCTTTTTGGATTTTTTCGCTCTTAAAGAAGTTTTTTAGCGTATTAAAAAAGCCCTTGAATTCCTCATCTTCAACATCAGACTCGGAAACAGGCTTTTTATCTTCATTCTTTTCAATTGTTTCTGCTGTACCAGCCATTGAATAACCTGTGATTTCACCTTTTTTAATTTCCTCCCACACTTCATCGGAAGCCTTTGTAACGAGTACCCATGAGCCCTTAGTGATTGTTTCATCGCCAATAGTGAAATCAGCAGGAGCAATATAGGATTCAACCACTTCACCAACACCAGCATTAAAGTCATGTTGCTTATCAATGTTACGTGCATCCTTCATGAAACCATGTGCAGCCTTTTCAATTTCAGGGGCAGTCATGAAGTCATCATGAGAATCCTCAACATTTGGTTCATAAACAACACCATAGACAAGCTTTTGCTCCTCTTCTTCTTTGTTGATGAATACCTTCACTTCCTTTTGAAAAGTAGGTTTTTCATCTGATTTTGTGAGGAAGAATTGTTTTTTGTTAGCACCTTTATCTACGTAGGAAACATGAGTAATATTTGCATTTAAAAGTTCTCTAGGCATTTATTTTTCACCTCCTCTCATAGTCAACTTATAGATTTAGCCAATGGTTTCATAGTAAACACCATCCTATTAAGTCAATTAAAAAACTCTCACACTTTTCATCAAAAATGCGAGAGTTTCACTTTGCTACATATATTATCTTTTCAATCTTATCATCAGTAATAGAATCTATTGTTTGTTCATCATCATCATATTCAATTAAATACCCTGGAGGATCTTGAAATACTTCAAGAATAGTTCCTTCTTTCCCATCCTTTGTTTCAACCACATCAAATTCTTTAGCCTTCATTTTCATCCTCCTTTATCAGTTACATAAATTGAGGTAAGTCTTGTCTCATTTGTATCTTTATCAACTATCCAAGCTGTCAGTACATTAGCATTTTTATTATTTGGACCCTTTAAATTCATTATAACCTCATAAGTCTCACCATACCCTTTATCACCTTTCGGAGTTGCAGGAAATTTAGGTAGATTTTCTATTACATTATTAATTAAGTCCATATAATTAACACTAGTATATCCTAACGCTTTTTCAAAAGCTACAGCCTTTGGCCCGCCTTTAACATGTTCTTTATTTAAAGCATAACTTGTTAATTTCTGAGGAGGTATTTGTGCATTTTTGTAACCAGGTAAAAGTTCAGATTCATTAATATCATCCTCTTCACCAAGTTCTTTTAATGCTTCTTGCCTTAGTTTCTCTTTTTCTTCTTTAGTAAGACCTATGATATCCTCATCTACAATAGGACCAAGAACACAATGACAATTTACTCTTTCTCCAGCTGGTAAAGATGGATCTCTTGGAAAGTCCGCTTCATGACCATTTACATCAAATTTTTCATCTACACCCACTACGGTACCATCCAAATCAACATGGGCTGGTCGAGGAGTATTTTTCTTTGAACCACTATGTTTCCACTTCTTGCCCGTAACAGATGGACTTTGCATATACGATTCCCATTGTGCTTTACTTGAAGCTGTTAAGACTTCTGTAATTGCAGTGGTCCTAGCTCGTTTTCTATCAAACTGTGGTAAATTTTTCATTTTCAACTCTATTTGTTGAATGGATTCACCATTTTCGATTCCTTCCTTAAGTAGCTTTTCGACAGCCTCATGGGTATTCAATTTCATGATTTCTGCTAGATTACTAGACCAGTCCGAAATCCATTTGAGTGTTCTTGATGAAAGAGTATTAAATGCAACATCTTTATCGATGGATTCCATTAGCTGCTTGCATAATTCTTCGATCGTCATTTGTAAAAAGTCTGCAGTCTCATCACTGAAATCATCAACAAATTCATCAGCAATAAATAGGTCATTTAGAAAGTACTGTAAAAGTGCTTCAAAGGTCTCTTTATCATCCTTTGCTGTAAACCCCTTAAGTCCTTTTACTAACCGTTTACGTTGATCTCTTAGCAAACTAGCGACCTTTTTTTCATACTCTTCAACCATATCGGGAATACTTTCTAAACCGGGGAAGTCTGGTACAACATCAGTGAGCTTTTCTTCATCGTCTTCCTCGGCTTTTTTAATAAAAAGATTAATACTTTTTAATAGTTGTTCGACTTTACTCATGCCTTCAACTCCTCAATGACATCACGCAAGTCTTTGAGAATATTGATTAGATCACTGTTTCTTTCAGCCTTTTGCAATGCTATAGGTAACTGTGGTTGCTGCATACGATTTGAGTTAAGTAGCATTTGGAAAGGAAGATTATACTCTTCAGGAAACTCTTCAAGACTTTTCCCTAATAATTCACCAGCTAAATCACGCAAATCATTTGGAGCAACTGAACCCGCAGTAATAAGTGGATAAAGTGCCTTAGCTGTTTCAATTGGATCACTGAAGTTAGGACCTTTTAGTGTTAATTGAACATAAAAAATATTAAGATCCGAAAGAAATAATGTGTTTAAACGACCAGTAATAGCTTTTCTTTCTGGTCTAAATACTTGCTCCTCAGTAACTTTACGTGCAGTGTCTGCAGTTGCCTTATTATAATCTTGTGATTCCCCAGTATAAATCGGTGTTAAACGGAATGAAGAACGTATCTTGTCCCTACTTTTTTGGTCATATTCCAGGAATAGAGCATCATTTTGGAGTATTTCGGCAAGTGACTTGATCTGTACTTTTACTGCTGCTGGCTTTTCCTCACCTGTATCAGAAGTGGTTTCGATCCCCTCAGCTTCTAAAAGAAGAAACTTATGAGCATTCTCTACCCCTTCAATTCCATTCATATATTCTTGTAGTTGTTGATATGAAGCCTCGGAAAGCATCCCATTTTCAACAGTTATTGCAGCAGGGACATGACGACCTTGTTTGAAATACATATAATTCAATTCTTCTGCCTTACGGGCCCCATATAAATTAACGATATTTCCAATCCATCTAGGAATACCATAAGTTCCAGAACCAATTTTAAAATGAATCACTTCGGTTGCTTGCAAATGTTCGGGTGTACTTTCGTCATATTTTCCGGTTAACAGATTCATTACACGAGGATCGCCGTATTCTTTGAACCAACGTTTTTCTCCGTTAATAACTTGAACAAACTTTCGAAATGTCCTCCATCGTTTAATTTCTTTAAGCATTCCATTTTCAAGAATCTTTTGGGAAACTTCTTCTGGAACTGATTTCTTAGTGATTCTTATATATTGACCATCCATATATTCAATTCCGCAAGGACGATTCAACGAATCTCTTAGAACCTCGATATAACCATTTCCCATTTTTTCTCGATCTTCAATGGCATGTCCAATGATTGTTTCAGCTTCCTCATCATAATTAAGAAAACGAACAAACTCTTCTAGCCTAGTCCATTCCAAATCAGCTTGTTTTCTCATCTCCTCTGGAGTTGCTTCTGCATTGTAGTCAAATAAATAATTTGGAGTAAAACCAAATCCTAAAATATTAACTCTATAAGCTTCGATACATTGTTGAATGATAGTGGAATACTCACCAATTTGTTTTAGTTCATTCAAATTATAGGGAGGAGGAAGGATTTCTCCATCATACAGACCTTTAAAAGGATCATCATATATTTGTTTACTTGTAGTCGAAGGTGCTTCCGCTTTTACGACCCTTACTTTCATTTTTTGCTGAGACACGGATTTTACCTCCTTTCTCTGCTCGGTCTTTCTCGTTTAGCAGATTTCTCTTTTAAATCAGCAACTTCATAATCATCAAGTCCATACCATATAGCTGATAACGTATGAGGATCAATAGAAAATTCATCCAAGATGATATTCCCATTCTTATCAAGAGCGTAAGTAAGGTCCTTTAACTCATAAACAGTATTAGTACATTGATCAGAGCAAATAATTTTCTTGAATCGTTTAACCTTTTTCGTGTATTGAAGCCTGGAACCCTTATATTTTTTAGCACCAACCATATTAAAACCGAGTTGACGATAATATTTAATGGTTTTAGGTTCAGCACTATCAGCCTTAATCAATTCCTTCGTTTCTTTAAATTCCTTAATTTCCTCAGCTGTTAGATCATCTGTCATCTGGTTTTTGTAATACTCCCAATAGATGTACAGATACTTTTTATCATGATCCACTACCATTCGAATAATAGCGTTGTAAGATGATTCAAAACCAAAGTCCATGCCTACTCGTTTAATTGGCTTGCTAATATTTTCAATTGTTGCCATTACTTCATCATGTGGCATTTCCACAAACTGTGGTAAAACACGAACCCCATTCACGCCAAAATGACCTTTCCGCGCTATCCGGTAAAGGTCTGGATCATACTCTTTCATTTCATCTAATTGGGCAATATAACTTTCAGGAAGAAATAAATTGTCATCAGCTGTTGAGTGATGATAATAAATATCTTTAACTATAAGGGTTCTTTTCTCATATAATTCCTTGTCATCAAGAATCAATCTTTTATTTCTATCGTCTTTAAAAAAATGTTTAAATGTCCAGTTATCTTCTCCAACAGGATTGGTAGATAGGATCATATGCAACTTTAAAGAAGGATGCCGTAAACGACCTAACAACTCTTTAAAGCCTGAGTATTTGATTTCAGAACACTCTTCAAGCCATATGATTGAAATATTGTTAATCGATTTCAACTTTGCTGGCTTATCCATTCCTTTGAAAATAATCTTGGAGCCGTTAAAAAACCTTAATTCATAAGGACTCTCTTTAGGCCTAATCTTTCCTTTAGCGACCTTTTTTCTTCCTGAATCATCAAGCAATCCCATTTCCTCAACGATTTCAGTAAACAAAGAGAAAGTACTATCTTTATGGGTCTCATAAACTTCCCTTACAACTAAGGCCGTACGCTTTTCACTTATTAACTTTAGAATAATTTTTAAAGCGACATGATAGCTTTTCGATGAGCCATAACCACCAACAAGGAATTGAAATTTTTGATTCCAATCAAACAAAAAATCCTCGAAATGAGGATTGACTTCTTTTTTAATGGCAACCATTAAGCCTCACCCTTTCGCTTGATGAGGATTTCAATTGGCCCATCGTCTTTATCATCTGATAGGTTATCAATTTCAGCTTTTGTCTTTTCGATATTTAATTGCATTCCTTCAAGCTTCAGTCGGCGCTCATCTTCTTCATGAGCAAGATCATTGAATTGTTTAATCAATGATCTTAGTTCAGACATTGCTCTGGACTGTGCATTTAAAAAAGTAGCGTAACGGTCCCAAGCGAATTGAAATTCATACTCTTCTTCTGTCACGGCTTTTTCAACACCAGCACCATCTTCTTCTGAACGAGGATAATATTCATATTTTGCTTTTTTGAGTTCTTTTAACATTTCATCCTTAGATTCAACAAACATGATCTTCTGTGCTCGAATAATAGCTGAATACTGGATCATGATTTGGTCCCAGATCATATCCTCGGTTGATTTCAGTTGAATCTCTTCAATGATGTCCAAGGATTCTTGAGGAAGGTATTTTGAAAAGAATCCATGGCTAACTGCATTCTGATTCCCTTTAGGTGCAGCTCCACCACGATTACCTTTCGCATTGATATTTCCCTTTGGTGCACCTTTCTTTTTTGTATGCACACTTTTTTCTTTGGGTGCACCCCTATCTCGGTTCCAACCATACCGTTTTTTCCATGATTTTACGGTATTAAGTGACACATCATATTTTTCGGCAATGTCCTTGTATTTCATGCCTTTAACATAATCTTTTTCAGCGAGTACATATTTTTCCGCCATGTTACATCACCTGCCACCCCCGATATTTTGTGTTTGTTTTGGACAAAAGAAAAAGCACCTATTAGGTGCTTAAATTTAATCTAGCTGCATTACCATATCAACTAGATGGAAGGGAATCCATTCTATATCAATTTTACCTCCCTGATCGGTCATTTTATTCATGTCAATAATACATGGTAAACCATTATCCTTTGGTAACATATTCATTAATTCATTAATGTATTGGGCTCCTTCAATTATTTCTGGTAATCTAATTTCAAATAATTTATGATTAATCTGTTCTATTGATTTTTTTACATCATATAAATGTTTATTTACTTCAAATAGTTGAGGTAGCTCACTTATTTCTGCTTTCACCCGTGCTCCCCATGAGTCATAATTATTCAATAAAGTGTTTCTATCAAATTGAACCACAATAAAATAATCAACCTCTTTTTTATCATTTAATTTCGACCCGATAGAAAAATTCCCTGCCGGCATTCCGCAATGCTGTGCATAGTTTCTTAATTTATAAAAAAATCTATAGGAAAAATTATTATCATATTCGTAAGAACAAGCTGTTTTATATTCAGTTAATTCCTTACTATTTTTTCCAAACTTCTTTTTTAATCTGCTTTCTGAGTGATCAAGATAAGCTCTTAAAGAAGTTAAAAAATTTAATAAATACCTATTAATATCAAGCATAATACTATTCATTTTAATCCAATTCATACTTGGTTCATTCATATGTTCATCCAAATAGTGATCTAACATAATAAAAATATCATCATAGTTACGTTCTAGAATTCTATAAAGTTGCTGATCTTGTTCGAATAAGTTTAGCTTTTCCTTATTAAGACGATAAATATCATATTGCTCATTTGTTAATTCTATAACACCATTTAGTGTATTATCAAAAAATAACCCTAAACTTTTAGTCAAAACTATCCTCCTCCTTCCACCTACTTACTTCGACAAAAAGAGACTTTTTTCCTACATCATTCAAAATAAAAAGCACCCAAAAGGATGCCTCGTTCAATCCAAATAGCAATATAAGAATTTATGGATTTAACTTTTCTTCAATAACTGCAGTTGGAAAATAACCCATGTCTAATTCGTTTGTTTCTTTTTCTGATCTATTCATGCTGATAGTACCAACATTTTGAAACTCTATCGTTAACTGCTCCCAACCTTCATGAGTTAACAATTCGTCAGATACCGAGCTATATCTTGATATCGCTAAATCTTCAATTGAAAATAATTCAGATGGAGTTAATTTAATAACCGCTTTTATCTCGCCATCTTCCACAGATACACTGACTATTTTGTCATCTTCGCCTAAACCATAGTCTATTATCTCTTCAACATTTTTTGTATCAATGGGTGAGTCGCCTTCCGAATTATCTTCTGTATCCACATTTACATCTTCTAAATCTTCTTGTTCTTCATCAATTGGCTCACTTTCAGGTACCTTTGATACCTCACTTGTAGCATTGTTTTCTTCAGTTTTCTCTTTTGAATCTTCTGCATTACAAGCTACCAAAAACAGTAGAGCAGCTAATAAAACAAAAAATACTTTTTTCATAATCTATCTCCCCCTTCACTCATTGATTATAAGTAAAAGGAAATGTATGTCAATCTACCTATAAAACCCCACCGAAAGGTGGAGCTTTTCAAAACGATCTATTTACAAGCCAGGTTTAACTACCGCGCCGTCCTGCCTCCCATTCTAACAAGCTGATTTATGTTTAATCAACTTTGTATCTTTTGGAACATTTGGAACATCTGTATCACAAAGTTTATCAACGATATTTTCTCTTATGCGTCTAATGTGAGAATGTGAAAGTCCCATGTGTAATGCAATCCATCGATAACTTTTCCCCTCAAGTAACCAATGAAGCACCTCGAGTTCTCGATCATCTTTTATTAAGTGCAATCTGTCTTGAATAACAGAAATTTTAGCTTTGTATTTTTTGATTACTGCATGTCTCTTTTCACGTCTGATTAGTTCTCTATAAATTGGATCACCAGTTACTCCTTGTGGTTTAGGCAATGTTGCTTCAACTCCATATTGGGCAGTTAATCCCTCACCAGCTGATTGTAAAGATTTCCTTAATTCCTTTATTGAGTTAATCATCCACGAATAATTTTTTAAAATATCCTCAATTTCTTTTCTATTCATCTTACATTCCTCCATGCTCCGCCTTTTCCTCGCTTATACGTCGGCATATTTATACCCATAAGATCTTTTATCTCATCTTCCGATAACCGTTCCAATTTAGGCTTTCTGTTCTTCTGACGACCTTCCCTAATCAATGCTTTATGTTGTTTTTCCCATTGTTTTAGTTGATCTCTAAGTGATTGATTCATTTCCCTCATCCCCTTTTTTGCAAATAAAAAAGGACACCAAACGGCAGCATTAAAAGCTGTCATTCAGTGTCCTCCAGTTGGCTGGTAGAACAATTTATTTCTATTTATTAATTGATTTTAATATTGCAAGAAAAATAAGTTTTCTTCTCTGACTTACCTTCAGGAAGATGATAGCAAGCAATGCTATAACAATTGTAGCTAAAAACCAAGCATATAAGTAAAAAAGAATTTGTATTTTATAATTTGGACTTACTAAAACCAAAGATTCCATTAATTTCATGTCTATTTGAAACTTCATATTAATTGCAATAGAAACAATAATTGCAGTAAAAGAAAGAAATGTAACTACAATTGCTGTTATTGATGGAAAAATAATCTTTAATAAGTCGCCTGTATTTGAATAGTTTAATTCTATTTCATTTTGCATTAATCTTAGTTCTTCGTTAGTATGTGTATCATTAATAAATGTGTAGAAATCCTTTTTTTCTTTAAATGTGCTAAGCCTATTTTTTATATATGCTTTTTCAACCTTTTTTAGGTATGTTAGGCTATTAGAGCTGTTTTTTTGTAATTTTTCTAAATTTACTTTTCTCAAAACTCTTCACCCTCATCCCACTTTACACGTTTAATCTTACCTTGATGTGTAACAATCTTCGTTTCACCAAATTCCGGCAAAGGAGTCACTTTAGCTTTTCCATCACATACCACTATGGCAAAACTTCCCTTTAGTTCCATTATATCAACTTCTAGTCTCATAGTACTAGGATTAATTTCTATATCTTTTAGTCTCACCAGGACCCCTCCTAATGGTATAATTAAGTTGGCTGACGGGAGTGATCCTGTCTTTTTTATTTGCTTGTTCTCCGCTCGAGTTCGTCCTGCATTAAAGCAAGAATACTCTCCTGTTTCATAATATAGTTTGGATCCGGATTCCCTCCAATCGAATGAGATCCAATTCTATTAATCACATCATGATAAAGTAGTTCTATTCCTGTATCTGATAAATTTCTAATCTGTTTCTCCATTAATTGTGACAAAGAAATATCTCCTTAACATTTATTGGGTTTCAACTTCCATTTATCATCAAAATATGTAATAATATTACAAAATAATAGTTTTTTAGAAAGAGTTGATTACAGTGACTAATAACCTGGAAAAAAGGGAATTATCGAACCGTATCGACCATCTAAGAGAAATACTAATTACTGTTGGTACCCAAAAAGGGCTTAACCATCCAGAAACTATTCAAAAGAGCCAAGAGTTAGATACCTTAATACTTAAGTATCAATTTTTGATGATTCGCATAGATAAATAATTCCTTTTAACCTTCAACCTCTACTGCTTCCATATATTTTCCACATTCAGGACACTTTAATTTCGGTATGACATCAAATGCAATTTCCAATTGATCACATTCTTTGCAAATGTACTCGATCATAATTCAACCTACCTTGTGTTTCTAATATCTATTTAGAGGAAATAAATAAATTTTACCTATAAAGAAAATGTTATAATTTTCTTAAGGTGGTGATATTTTGAACAAACCAAATTTATCAACTATTTATTCGATTATTTTCATTGTTTCTCTTGCATTTTTTGTTTTACTTTACCTCTTAAAAATACGTCTCAATGCTGGAATAGTTATAATTATAATTTTATTACTAATAATGCTTGGATTACTTATAGGTATTTACACCTTGCTATTATCTAAGGATGAAAAGTAATTGTTTATACTTTCCATCCTCTTTCCCTCCTAATCAGTTCAATTCTTTTATTTGCATTTTCCAACAATCGGCTATAAATTCAGCTTCTTTAATTTCGGATTCATCAAACACATAGGCTTGTTCTCGCTCAGTGGTTAGTGTGTAATGCCATCCTATATGTGAATCATTAGCAATATACGTGTATAAAATATCCGGAAATTCACCTTTTACTTTCGAGGGTTTTAAACGACTTGAACAAACAATAAATTGTGACACGTTTCCCTCCTAATCATTAGTAAAAAATAACCATTTTATCTGAATATACAGAAATGTATTTTTATTACCAGATTTTTCTGTTAATATATTTTCAGATTCAAATAAAGTGAGGTGAAAAATATGAAAAAAATGCTTATAAGGCTTGGGTTGATGACCGCCTTAATTTTAACCGTTACAACCTCTGTATCAGCCGCAACAATTGAGCCACAAGGATGCTCTTTAATGGGCCCACCAAGATGGTGTGAAGGTGCTCAATAGTACTTACCTTTGGCTGACTTCCTATTTCCTCTAACACTTCCAAGCAAAGTCAGCCTCCTCAAAATGGATAACACAACTACCATTTTGTTATATTAGCTCCCTGCTGCTAGTTTATATCGGTTAGACTCAACACACATTTCTGGTAAATTAGCTCTCACTAGAGCATCGGCAAATGGTGGTGGTACTGCATTTCCGCACCTTGCAACTTGTGCTGTTTTTGGATAAATTTTACCAGTGTAATCCCGATCTATAATATAATTATTTGGAAAGCCTTGTGCTGCAAATAATTCATGTGGCTGCAACATCCTCATTCCGATATCAACTATTTGGTAATCTTGACCATGTATTGTTACTAAACCAAATCGATCTCTAGTAGTAATAGTGTGTAATGGCTCATCTATTTGTTGACCAATGTCAGCCCCGTAATACTTAGTTAAAAAAGCATTTACTAAGCCAAATCGATTTGCAGTTGGAATTGTTGCGATAGGTTCTTGTAATGTCTGCCCCCGTACACCATTTTGGGTTGTTTCAGTATAGTAAGTTGCTAAAAATGGAGTTACTAGTGCATGATGTCCGCCAGTTGTTATTGTCTTGATTGGTTCGTCAATCTTGGTTCCCAGATGACCTGTTGTATTTACAAGAAGTGTAGGAGTTATTAAACAATGCTCTGCTTTTGTTGTAATAGTAGTTAACGGTTTATTGAGTTGATATTGAAGTCTATCTCTTCCGAATCCAGTTTGACCAATACGAACTATAAAAGGTGAAGGATTATTAACAACAAATCGTTCTATCCCTCGAGCAATTCTTCTCATCGTATTTTCTGCAAGTGGTTTCTTTCTTTCAAATATAGAAGGTGTACCAATCGACCAATCAATAATTTCCGAAGCTGTTCGCCAAGGCTTTAATTTGCCAGATTTCACTTCCTTACTATTCGGATCTCCATGTGTAGGCTTCGGCCATACAATCGGTTTACCATCACATCTTGCAATCATAAAAAATCTTTTTCTTATAGTTGGAGCTCCATAATCACAAGCTCTAAGTTCCTTAAATTGAACTTCATAACCGAGTGATTCTAATGCTTTGACAAATGATCTAAAGGTTTTCCCTTTTTGTGATTCATCGGGATAACCCTCTTCATTCAATGGCCCCCAGGTTTTAAATTCCTCTACATTTTCTAACATGATAACTCTAGGCTTTACTGCAATCGCCCACTTAACAGCAATCCATGCCAGACCTCTTATTTTCTTCTCTACTGGTTTTCCTCCCTTAGCTTTTGAAAAATGCTTGCAGTCGGGAGAAAACCAAGCAAGTCCGACCTTTCTCCCTTTGACTGCCTTTAAAGGATCAACATCCCAAACGGATTCACAATAATGTTCTGTATCAGGATGATTGGCTTTATGCATAGCGATAGCAGCAGGATCATGATTAATTGCTATGTCTACTGATAAACCAGTAGCCATTTCTATACCAGTACTTGCTCCTCCTCCCCCGGCGAAGTTGTCTACTATGATTTCTCTGAATATATCTAATTGCACTGGTTTTCCTCCTTATCTATCAGACTAAATTGCTAGTATGTTTCACTGTATCTTCGGAATACGCATTAACGTTTTTGATTCAAAATTTCTTCAATCATCCACGCTTGTCGATAGTCCCCTTCTTGATGTAACTGTTCAACTCTATTGACTAATCCTTTTAGAATAAAGCTTTTACCTAATTTGAAACCAAGCAAGAAGACGATTATATGCAGAAGAACAAAGATTATCATCACTTAAATCACTCCTTCGCATAATGGTTCAACTATGAAACTTCATGCTTATTTTGTTTTAGTCATATTCTGGGTTAGAAACTTCTAATTCGCATTTATCTTCATCTATGATCAATTTCGCTCCACTTGCGTAGATTTTAAATAATGTCTCCTCTAGTCCGTGAAGACCTTTCATTATCGCTTTCACATCGAATTCATCAACTGTGCGTTTTCTATTGAATTCATTTTCATTGATCTTCACGGAATAGACTGTCCCATCTTTACTTACATGTAATCTGTACTTACAGGAATACTCATCAATATCATTTCTTGCGTCTAGTCCAATCCAATAGGAACCATAAGGATCATCTACATGAAGCGTCATTTCGTGATAATCTTCATATCCTAATTCATCTAGGTCTTCGATTTCTTCCCTTAGTTCTTTAACGAGCTCCGATAATTTGTACTCACGTTTTGAATCAGACAATAACCCTTCAATTTGTTGCTTAATTTGATTGACACCGTTAGTTGTAATTTCGTCATCTAATTTATCCTTGATAGATTGCAAAATCAGATGGTTATAAGTTGGTAAATTTAAATCCTTAAAATTAATTTGAAGTGCTTCTTTTGCCTGCTTTTTAAGGTCTTTTGAGAAGTCACTCCAACTTCCAAACAAATCCTTTACAACATCATTTACAGTCGATTCAACATGCTTTTCAACTATTTCTTGTACCTTCCCTTCTGATTCCATTTTCGATAAACTTTCTATTACCATTTGATTTAAATTCATTATTTTTCCCCTTTTCATTTAAATTTGGAAACACAATTATGATTAAAGTTCTGAATTAAACTTGCTTATTCAGCAAATGCTAAACACTAACTTAAAAACTGGATGTGTTCATATGAAAAAATTGATTTTAACCATTCTTTTATCAATTTGTTTAATGGGCTGCTCTCCATATCAAAAATTAAAATTACACGATATAGAGAAGTACGGTTTGGGTCATGAATCTGACAAATTACATAAGTTAGGTATTCTTGGGTTAAGTCATGGTGATGATGGAACCATTCACTTTTATGTTAAAAAAATTGAGCCAAATACCAGAGAAAAGATAGATCAAGGTTTAATTGATATTTTTGGAATGACAATTGAATATGAATTACATGAAATAAGTGAATTACAAAGTCCGCATTAAATTAACAATTATGATTTTTTTGCACCAAACTGCTTTAAGAAAAACTCCCTTACCTTCCAAGCAGTCTTTTCTCCGATACCAGGTATTTCTTCAATCCCTTGCAATACCTTTACTAGTTGCTCAATATCTGTTTCACGTTGCACTTTACATCCCATCGCCCTACCGCGGTTATAGGCTTCAATTAATACTGGATCTATTGGTTTGGGAGCAGGCGATTTAGCCCGCTCTTTTTTCAATCTTGCTGCTTTGCCCAAATCACCCACTCCTTTTCCAGTCGTACTTAGAACCACTTGGAATTAGCGTGTTAATCTTCTTAGTGAAAGTGTTCATCTTTTTGATCTGCTCTTTATTAATGCCAGGTTCAAAAACTGTGATTACCTGTAGAATTTCGTTATCCGTCCCTTTGTACTTATGCTCCACCACTCGCCTTGTCATGCCGGATATACATCCTTTTTCAGCTTTGTAAGAGCGAAACGTCTTAAACCGTTTACTTCATCCTCAAGCTCAATGTATTCACTTTGATATCGATCACAACGTTTTTGCAGGTTATCAATTTCACGCTCATAGGTTTGAACTCTATTTGCTAGATTCGTTTTTTCTTTATGCAGCTGCTCTTTATCTAGTATGGCCGTTTCATAAAGTTCGACTGATTTATCTAATTGGTTTTGAAGCTTGCTGATTAACTCGTCCTTTTTTAAATTTTCCTGAACCGAATCCTTAAGAAGTTCCTCTTTCTCAGTGACTAGTTTATGTGCGTCTACTAGTTCTCGTTTAAGTAGCTCTAATTCCTTACCAGTTTCTTTATTTTCGTTCGATAAATCACTTTTGGTAGTTTTACTCTCAGCAACTTCCGAACCGCTTAAAGCAGCTTTATTTACTGTTCCATTTCTTCTAGCTAGAACTGTATTCATTCGTAGCTGTTCTATTTCTTCTGACGAAAAGTTATCCTTTTTCCATTGGGTAAGTTCCCCTATATGTTTTAAATTGAAATCCTTTGCAATTTTTGTATCTGAAACACCTCGGCTTTTAAGGTCCAGATATCGTTCCTTGGTTAAGACCACGTCCTTCTCCCCTTTCAAAATATCTTCTAACTTTTCACCTGCTTTATACCTGGCTAATTGATCCTGCGTAAGGGTATATTCATCTAGGGTTGGCTTCCATCCATCACTTGATAAAACGGTTCTGACTTTCCCCGTATACCTTCTAGGCACGCTAGTTTGAGCCACTTCTCTTCACCTTCCCCTTAAGTTTTTTAAGCTTGTCCAACTCGATAAATCCAAAATGATCATCGTAAGCAAGGATAGAAAGAGTATCAAGGTATTGTCGTTCAAATAGCTTCCGTTTTAGTAAAAACTCTTTTGTTTCATGTCCTTTTATATCTACTATCTCGATGGTTCCATCGAGTTTATGGACCTCGAAATCGGCTACATATTCAATCTTGCGAAAATGCTTACCATTCTTAGTGAAAGCTTCTTGGAGTATGTATCTTGGCTGTAGCTTAAAATCTTTTATTTGCTTAGCTTGTTTTAGCCATTTCAGTTGGTTGTAATAGATTGCCTCGGCTTTACTATCAAAAGTAATGCCATCTACTATCGTTTTCTGATTACCGTATTTAGGTCTTTTTGTCTTCATTTTGCGAAATTCCTTAGATGACATCCGTTGCATGTTAATAAAACTCCAAGTCCTCATTATTTTCTATACAAAGTTTCATACCTTTAACTAGTTCTAAAGCATTTATTTTGTCTGGATCACTTTCATCCCAATCTGTAGTTAATTCAATTAACCTTGGGTATACTTGCTTGCATTCATCGGGAGTTAATATACCGTCACAATCAGAATGATCAAGTAATGGTTTTATTTGATCAGTAACAGTCTCCCATGAAATTCCACGATAACCTTGTACAGGACCTGTAAAACCATCCATTTTCAAAAGATCTATTCCAATTTTTTCAGCCAACCTTCTTCTAAAGTTCATAAAACCACCATAGCCCCAATGTGCATCACAATGACTAAAATCTAATCCCATTAGTATTCACTCCCCTTTTTCAAGTCAAAAGAAATCTGATCCTTATTCTCTTTATCTTTCAATTTGGCAATCTTTGTTTCACATACAGGACCAATGCCTCTCTCGATAGACTTTTTGCTTTTTAGTGGACGATTACATATTGGACAGTTCATGAAATTACCTCCAAATCCTCTTCCCGTACTTTGTAAAAGCCTTTAAGATTACAAGCTATTAAAAAAACAGTGTCATAGGTGGTGTCATACCAAGAAAAACGATCTAAGAAATCTCCTTCATGGTTTTGCGCTTCCTCAAGTGTTGTTTCTATACCAACCCTTCTTTTTCCAACGACAATTCCTGTTTTATGCTGGCCAAATTCCTTCTCAACCAACTTTCTAATCTTTAACTGACAAGTATTTTCTAACTCTTTTTCCTGCTCAGGTGTGAGGTAATTAAAAGAAGCACCATCATGACCTTTAATAAGACATTTTTTAAATCTTACTTGTTGACCTAGCTTCATATTCACACCTCATTTTGTATCCTGTGCATGGTTAAAACATACTTAAGAGTTTGATAATCTAGTTGATAGATAGATTTATTTTGATGTTCTTTGATGCCAGCATTCTCCAGTTGATTGATAATGAAATTGCGCTTCATTACCGCTTGATATAGGATGCCCATCGTATATCTCCTTTCAGGATCCGGATTTTTGATATTTTTGTTGTATTCGCTCCAAACGAGCACGTTTTTCTTCTGGCGACTCGTCATCACCAACCGGGGTTATCTTACTTACTTTTTGTTGCTCCTCTTCAAACCATGAAGGGGTTTTTTCCTTTCGGATAGGTTTTCGTTTAAAATTCGTATTAGATTTCGTTTTATTAAACTTCTCCTGTTCATAAGCTCTGATTCTATCCAGTGATTCTAAATTGTTATTAGCCCATTCTTTCAAGAGGAACTCGACAAAGCCAAAATAACGTTTATTTTTGTTATCCGCTATTGTAATTGCCTCATTAACGATTTCCGATTTCCCTTTAAATTCATCCACCCATTTCATTAATGAGTGCGACTGAATAGGGGACAACCGACAAAGCGTTTTTTCGAACAAAGCAATGGGATTCTCCAATTCGGTTGTAGTAGTAGTATTTAAATTATTGTCATTATTACCCTTATTACCATTATTGTTTGTGGACACTTGTTGGACATTTGCTGGACATTTGTTGGACACTTGTTGGTCATTTAGTTGGACATCATGCTGATACAAATTCCAGTTATTTATTGTTACAACGCTATATTTCGTCTCTGATTTGATGGTCAAAAAATCATCGTTTTCTAGCCCTTTTAACCAACGCCACAATGTTCTTTCGTTAACTTTTTCATTTTTTTTCATCCCATAATTATAGGATTCAGCTAATGAAAATCTTCCTGTAATAAATTGACCTGGTTCTAATTTAATTATTTGTTTACCGACTAACTGTTCATGTTCCTTATGTGAAGCTTCCAGTAGGCAAAGCATCCAAAGTTTAAGGAGTTTAGGATCTTGCCATACCGGATTGTTCATTATCTTCCTGTGGATGCTCACCCACCCTTGCAAAGCGTTCACCCTTTCATCATTTGCCTGTAGTATATTCCTAAAATCGTTCATCAAATTTCGCATTTATGATATAAAAGGAAACTTTTTAAGGGATAGTAACCATCTTCCCTGTTAGTTGGATGACTTCTTTCTTAAACAAATCAGCATCACTATTTGAATCACTCAAGTGCAGCATCCAGATCTCCTGAACCTTTTTTAAATCATTCGCCTTAAGAAACTCTTTGAAGTTTTCTAAGCTCATATGCGACTTTATAAGGCGCTTTTTCATTAGTTTTGGCGTACGACCACTAGCAATGTTTTCGCTTAGCATTTCCATAGAGTAATTGCACTCCACCATGATGTGAGTTAACCCCAGGAACCTGTATTTGATGTAATAGGTATCAGTAGCGAATAAAAGCTTCTCGCCTTCTTGATTAGCTAATAGAAAGCCATATGGCTCTGATACATCGTGTTGAACATCAAACGGTAAAATGGTCCAGGTACCGATTTGAAACTGCTCTTTCGCTTTCACATGCTTTATTCTGTGATGTGGAATATTGATAGCCCCTGCCGTTCCCTCTGACATGTAGCAATCTATTCCCGCCTTTAAAACATCTTTAATGGCTTTACTATGGTCGCCATGCTCATGAGTGACTAAACACCCTGCGATATTGGCAGTTTGGAAATTAAGTTGTCTTTGAACCTCTTTAAATTTGATCCCTGCCTCCAGTAGCAAGGGAGTGCTACCATCTGTTATGTAGTAGCAATTCCCTGCACTAGAACTTCCGAATGCTTTGATTTCAATCATTAGAAGTTAGGTCCTGTTCCTGTGTGTTCAAATTGCATTTGTTCTTGGTTGACATCGACCTGCTGAGAAGACTGATCTTCAATTTGATTTGGTTCTTCTGGATCCACTTCATATTCCACATCGATAATTTCACTATTTGCGTTTTGCTGGATTTCTTCCTGTACTTGCGCCTCTTCTGCAGCTTCACTTGAACGATTAATATGTTGCATCAGAAGACTACTATCATCAGAGGAATTTAAGAACTTCTTACAAGCACGATTGATGACTGTTTTCTTAGCCATTTCCTGTTTAAATTCATCATGAGTGCTTCCTTTACGTTCTTCTGCTTGATCTTTCCCCCACATTTGTGATTTTTTCCAAGCTTGCCTAATCTCGTCCATTGTCATTAATTCGTGATATACATTGTCTTTATCGATAACAATCGTGCAGTAAGCACCGATGATATTTTCCTTATTGATGTTCCCGAATTTTTGTTTATGGACTAGATTTGTGATTCTACCATTAACCATTTCATATACCACTTCGTCACCCTCATAGATAACAGCTGCATCTATGCTCTTCGCCCCGGTTACTCTTTTGGTAACACCCATAGTTCCAAAGTAAGAACGCATACAAACTAATTGGTTTCCATAAACAATGAAGTAACATTGCTTTTTAGATGGGTTTAATCCTTGGACTACCATGTCTAGTAAAGCATTCGCCACGCTATCCCTAGTACAAATCTCTAAAGCAGGACGTTTATTTCTATCCTTAGTTTCCTGTAAAATTAACCATGCACTTTTCATAGCATTATCAGGAGAATAACCCGCAGGGAAGTGTAATTCCCCACGTTCTTGAAACTCTCGAACCTTCGATGCCACGACATCGACTGTATCTTTTTTGACCATTGCTAATTGATTTTGATTACTCATTTATCATCATCCTCTCCATTGATTTCAATTGCTGTAGTATGCACATCCTCGGTAGCCTCATTGATAAAACTTTTATTATTTGCACGTCTGAATAGATACAATGCCTCTTGTGCGTTTGAAGCAGCAATCTCTGCTCTTGAGACCATATTCCTAACTTCTTCAACTAAAAACTTTGGCATTAGATAGCCTCCTTCAACGAATCTTGATTTTCGACACGCAGTACCTTGTCCTCTTCAGATACAACCAAGCTAATCGTTTGTGATTTCGTCTCTATCAATTTAGTAACTGCTTCACGATTATCGATAAAGATAGGAGCAAGTAATCCGTAATGCTGGGATAAAGTGTTAATGATATCCAAACCAACATTGATACGTGCTGCATTGTTTAGGCCAGAGTCATATGGAACACCGTTAAAAGTAGTTACACATGTTTCCTTTAATCCACCGTTGATTTGTTCCTCAAATAACTTGAATCGAGCATATTTAAACTTCGAATTTATTTTTTCCTCGAGTAAATTGACCTTTGTACGGATAAATTCTTCTGTAAGGAAATTTTCCTTTTCTAATTTTTCATACTCAGCAGCGAGCTTTCTTTCTTGCTGGGTAAGTTCCTCAATCCGTTTTTGGGATTGATCAACAATCGAGAACTTATTTAAATCCTGCTGATACCGATCTCGTTCTGATTTAAGCCTTGCTATTTCCTCTTGAATCGATAAAATGGATTCTTGCGCAAAGCTACGTAAATCATTTATTTCTCTTTCAAGGTTCGATTTTTCTTGAAGCTTAGCAACGTATTGATCATTTTCAGTGATATCAATGATGTTGCTTTCCAATGCTTTAAGATGTTCGTCTAGTTTGGAAAGAATTTCGTTCTTTTCAGAAATTTGACCAGTAATCTTTTCATATTCTTTGGATAAATTCTCATTATCCGTAAGGAATTTTTGCTTTTGCTCATTACTTCGTTTGCCTTTTTCGTTAATATCCTCTAGCTTTTTAGCCTTAGATAAATTAAATTGAGATAATGCTGTGTCCCTTGCTGCTGAGACTTGCTCTTCAGGTAAAGATTGTCCACATGTTGGGCACTCACAAGCATCTGTATGAACAAACTCTTGACTATTTATCTCATGCCAATCTTGACGGAGTTGAACTAAACTCTCTTCAATTCGCTTGATATTATCATCGTTATACCGCTTCTGATTTTTCAGGTTATCTAATTTTGAAGTCAGAATGGAAGCATTTGACTGTTCCTCTTGAATCCTAGCTTTTAATTTATAAACCTCATCCTTGGATCCTGATTCATGCTCTTGTTTGATTCGTAATAGTTCTATTTCAATTTCTTGAATAGCTTTCTGCTTTTGAGTGATTGCATTACCGTTTCGGATATTACTTATTTGATCCGTCTTTTCATCAATCTCTTTATTAATTTGGTTTATAGCGCCTTCTAGCATTTGCTTGTTTAATCCACTCAAATCCGGCAATCCAATATTTATTTCATCAATTCGAACCGGTATTTTTTCTAATTGCTTATTTATTTCTTTTTGTTTAGCAACAATCATTGCTATATGACCTTCGATGCTACGACCTTCAAGTATAGCTGGCAGTTCAGCAAGTGATTTTTGAGATGCAATTACTTCTTCATCTGTCACATCACCTGCGACTTGAAGCAATGTTTTACGACAATCCTGCCATTTAAGTTGTTCATTAAAATAAGTTGGGCTTGTGAGAAGCTTGAATATTTCTTCATCGATGATGGATGCAACCTTATCAACATACTCTTTCTTCTTACTTGGTACACCATCGATAAAATAGTCTGTAGTATGTCCAGTAAATTCTGATTGTGCAGAACCACGCTTCTTGGTCCATTTTTCTGTATAAACCTTTTTTAACGTCAAAGGTCTACCATCGATTGATAACTTCGCTTCAACCTCATGATCTAATCCATGAAGCTTATTTCCTTTGGAATCAAGCGTTTTGATTGCAAATTCTTTTTTGTTCCGGCTGTCTTTATCAAATAACACCCATACAAAAGCATCGAACAACGTAGTTTTTCCAGTGGCGTTATCACCGAAAGCTTTTACATTTTCACCATTTGCCTGCAGGGTAAAGCTTTTTACCCCTTTAAAATTCTTAAGATTCAATTCGAGAAGTTTTAATGTTTTCATAAATTTCCCTCCACTTGATGCCAACTATAAAATCGTTTATAATCGGCTTATAATATGATATTTAGAATTTTTGACACGTTAGCCGACGTGTCTTTTATTTTGCTTTGCTAAATCAAATTCAAGTGACAAATAAATTTCAGCAACATCTATATATGCTCTTGATCCATCTAATGTTGGTTGATACTTTTTCAACCATTCATATAGTGGTCTTGCTTCTGGAGACATTGGTTCATAGATTGGGCCGTTTTTTGTTTCAATCATCTTCCTCACCTCCCTCGGGATCTTTAGCCTCGTGACTAAATTCCATATCGGTTGTTCCGCAGAATGGACAAAATGTAGGTTCCTGTCCGTCCTTAACTGCAAAATCATGGTTTTGCCAACAGACATAAACGTCTAATACCAACTTAATCCTCCTTTTAATATGTAGTGATGGTTAGTATCCATCCTCATGACCAGGAACCGGCTTTCAACTTAGGGGGGGGGGTTGTCCAATTCCTAGCCATGAGGACAGGCACTAAGTGCCCATCTTGCTTGATTTTGTATAGAGTGATATAATTTATTTATCCAAGATTCGTTGATTCTGATGCAGTAAGTTAAGTTCCCGCTTAGCTTGCTGCTTTTTCATTTATTTTGAATAAAGTAGATTTAACGACTAATTCCTGTTGCATTAAAAGTTTCTTATTTTCCTTCATTTCCTTACAGATAGCTTTAACCTCACTAGCCTTCATTAATTTGCTTGCAGAAAACATAAATTTCATTTTTTACTTCCTCCTATCTAATAATGTTTAATTGGTTAGTGTTTATTGAATCCATCCACGAGCTTTCCAAACTGGCTGCCTTTTCTTCATTTGTTCCTTGAGTGGAATGCTATATTCAGTTGCTAGAATTGCTCTTAAATTAGTTAGTGCCATAATTGCATCTGATACTTCATCAATGGCTTGAGCAACCCTTTCCCTCTCCTCCCTACTCGTTTCCGATGGGGGTTTCACAAAACTAACATCGTTTAATATCTGAATAGCTTCTTTCATTTCGTTCACTGCAAATTCTTCAAATGCCAATCGATGATGCTCAATCGCTTTTCCTTTCATTACTGGTGAGGTATACCCTCCACTAAACTCATAGATAAGCTCCATTGCATAAGTGGGATCGTTATAAACTTGTAATGACTGTTTAGCGATATCCTTTTGCATCTTTCTTCTATCATTTTTCATATGGCTTACCAGTTGAGGTGAAACGTTCAGATCTAGTGCTAACTGAACTCCCTCGATTTCTTCCTCTTCCAGGAGTGTTTGAATTGCCCCTCCTGCATATGCTGAATCCTTTATCATTGTTCTCTCCCCTTTGTATTGATTGGTATATTTTTCTATACATGAAGTTCTAGTAATCTATGATTAGATAACTTTTTCGAAGTATTTGGAGTTACTCTCCAACCATCTAGTATTTCGATCAATCCATTCGATAAGACGATGCGTTGGAATAAGTACCCCTGCTTCACGAAAAACAGGGAAATCAGGTCTATTTAAAAGTTCAGATGCTTTGGTTTGACTTATTCTTAAAAATTCCATCAATTCCTTACGGGTCAACATTGGAGGAAGTTGATTTTTACGAACAACATCACCCATAGCTTTTTCGATTTCTTGTCTTAAAACTTCACGGAACTTTTCGTCAGCGAAATCTAGGTTTACTTGAATCATTGTTTTTCACCGTCCTTTATGGATTTGTGCTTTCAAGAATCTTAAGAATTTCTTTAATGTCAGATAATATTTCTTGATTGTCCCGATAATCATCATTTTGGATATTCACTGCTATTCCATAGAGTTTGTATTTTAGCTCGGCCCAGATGAATTTTTCTGTTAGATCATTCATGGTAAAGGCCCCCTTTGAAATTAAGAAACTCGTTTTGGAATCCAGTTTTCTACATATCGAATAGCTGATTGAAGTTCCTTACGTTTTACATCTTTATAGGAAGCAACACCGAACCGATCCTTAATTTCGCGGTAAATTTCTTTGAACAGCTTCGGTCTTTCCTTCGGGTCATCACAAAGTTCATAAACTTTTGATGCGATCCCTTTTTGTAATCGACGTTGCTCACCATGATCTAAGGTGATTTGTTCTTCAACTTTGTTATCGATTTGAGTGACTAATTTACGGATTTCGTGTTGTTCTTCCTTTATCGCTTGAGTATCTTCAACTAGGTCTGCAGTTGTTCTCAAAAGAGTGACCAACGCTTGATCTTTAGAAAGTGGAACAACTTTGTTAGTCGAGTATTGACCCGTTTTTCTTATAGAAGGAAGAACTTCTTGTTTAAGCCATTTTTTGAACATTTTTGCTTCTAACTTTCGACTAGCAAAAATTAATTCGTATAATCCACTTTCATTAATAATGTTGGTTTCACCCTGACGACCTAAGTTGAACTTAGACCGTTCATCTTCATCTAATCTTTGGAGAACCATTGAGGGATTTGTTAGCTCTAAAATTTCACACACATCTTTCGCAACAAACCAAGGTTCATCATTCAGCAATACAGTTCGAAGATCTTTACCTTTAAAAATAAAAATGTGTTGTAGTTCATTCATTTAGCAAACCTCCTTGCATTTGTTTCTAATCAATAAATTTAAATCAAAATCTCAGCTTACTACTTTCTTATTTGGACACATTTTGTGTCTGTTTGGATTAAAAAAAATTTCATCGATAGAAACTTTATAGTAGTCAGCTATTTTCTTTGCTAGAGATAAAGAGGGATTTCTGTCTCCCCTCTCAATAGCCCCAAGCATCTGAGGGGTAATATTAAGTTCCTTTGCTACTTCAGGTCGTGTTCTATCTCCTCGATAATCAATCAATTTTTGTCTAATCAAAATGTTCACCTCTCTTCTCTAGAAACATTTTGTTTCTTTATGATTTAAATATACAGAAACGTTTTGTTTCTGTCAACGGTTTCTAGAAACTTTTTGTGTCTTTTGTGGATTAGAAACTAATTGTTTCTTATAATGTTCTTTAAGGTGGTGATTTCATATGTTTGGGAAACGTTTAGCTGAGATAAGAAAGAAAAAGGAACTAAGTCAATATGAATTAGCTGATAGATTAGGTTTTTCAAGAGGGCAAATTGCAAATTATGAGCAAGGAAAACGAGAACCTGACTATGAAACACTTCAAAAATTAGCTGACTTTTTCAATGTTTCAACCGATTATTTACTCGGTCGTACCGATGAGCCAATACCAACAAAAGAAAATAAAACACCCTCTGATCAAAAAGAAGGTGCAGAAAATTTCTTTTACTTCGACTTAGAAGGATTAAATGAAGAAGAAAAAGACTTACTACACGCCTCTTATAACGCTATGAGAGAACGTGCTCGGAAGAGAGCAGCAGCAAAAAAGAAGGATGAAGAAAAATAAACTATTACTAGTTATTAAAGTAATTATTTTAGCCTTTCAAGGCTTTTTATTTTAACGGGAAACAGAACACACATTCCCACAAAGATAATTTCGTAAAAGAGAGGAAATATCATGTATACACCCAGTCACCTAGAAAAATGGATTTCAGATCGCTTTATACAAATGGAAATTCTATATCCTTCCGATTTAAAAAGAGAACTAATTGCAAAAGTATTTGAAGTTGATTACGAATCTGATTTATCTCCTGCATTTTCTGGAGTTGAGGAAGGTGAATCATTTATCGTTACAGATAATAGGCTTTCATCTGAAGAACAAAATGAACAGTTTTATCATGAATTGTGCCATGTCTTACTTCATGAAGGAAATCAAAACAGCATGTTCCAGATGTTCAGACTAAAACAAGAATTTGATGCTCATCTTTTTACTATGTATGCTTCAATTCCTTTTCACATGATTGACTTCAGTACAGGAAATACAATCAGGAGCCTACAGCAAACTTTTAATGTACCTTACCATATTGCAAAAAGCCGTTTTGAAGATATTAGACGAAAATTGTTCATTGCATCAAAACAAATTACCAATAGAAGAAAAAAGTCACATGAGATTAGTCCATACAATCTTGAAAAGCGTTCAACTGAAACGAAACGATTAATAATGCAATTAAATAGACAAGTTGGGTATAAGACGATATGAATGTAAAAATATCCCTTATATTCGATTACGATCCTGATGGAAGTAAACGAAATATGTGGTTTGTAATTGACTTTAAAGATCCTATTCCGTGGACTGAACAATCTATGTATCTCAAAGTTTGCTCTTTGGAAAGCAAAGATATAAATGAGCTGCAGGATGATCTTATAGGCTGTTCAATAAATCTAGAAGAATTACTTGTTTCCCATATCGGACCTGACTTCCTTGGTTTTAATTTACAAGCAATTCAAGATCGTTTATCTAGAGTTGGAATAGAAGCAACTAAAATCGAAAGGTTTATAGTACAAGCTGTTGATGCTAAAGAAGTATTATGCTACACAGAAAATGTATTCATATAAGATTATTTTGAAAAGGAGTCATATAAATGCCCCAGCAAAGAGTCTATCACGAGTATGTTAATGAAAAGTTAGTGCCGTATTGGTATGTATTAACTTTTAAATCATTTGAAATCAATTGGGACAAGCCTATACATTACTTTGATGTTATTAAACCATTTGAGTATTTTGAACGTGATCAGTTCGATGAATCAATTATAACTTTTTCGTTGTACAAAACAGATTTTTTATTAAATGCAGACTTCCCTAATAAACTCGGAATAAATCTAAAATTAATAAAAAAGAGATTAAATGTTGAAGGAATCGACCCTGAAATTGTTCAACAATTTATAGTTCCTACACCAGATGCAGATGAAGTATTAAATCTTATTCCTAATGAAAGAAAAATATCTGTCTATAGTTTTAGGGGGGATTAAGTTGAATTTTAAAAGGTTATTTCGTAAAAAATCACAAAATAGAGAATTTGATGTATATATTGAAAATAAAAATCTTGATGAAGGTAATAACAAAATTCAAAAGGGGGAAAGTTTCAATTCTAATCAAAAATCTGATGCTACTACTCTTCATTTTCATTATCTTAAATTAATTGACATTTACGTAAAAGAGCAGAAAGAGGATGAAATAATTAAAATATGTAAAAAAGACATTAATTTATATCCAAAATTCCAAGAGGAACAAATAATAAAGGATAAAAATAGATTGCAAGAAATGATAAAAATTTATAAGAAATTGGGGAAAAGTACAGACAAATTTGAAACTGAACTAGCCAGTTATATATTCCATCCACCTAATGTTCCTTCTTTTAGCCGATTAATTGGTATTTATGAGAAAAATAACAATTTACAAGAAACTATAGATATTTATAAAAAGGCAATTAGCTTTAATTTAGCAGGATATAAAGAATCCTTAGCCATGTTGTATTTTAAATTACCCGAGCCATTAAAAAAAGTAGTTGACAATGAATTCGATATTAATCATGAATTAACTCAACTTAATAATGAACTAAATAAAATAAAAATATTTGTTTTTGAAAACCCCGGAATAAATAAATCTAATCTCTTAAGTGGATTAGTAAAACAATTTCATTGGTACCAACATAAAGCGCAATCTTATATAGATTTAGCATTATTATCAAAAATTATTTTTCAGGAAAAGCAAGGTAGATTTTACAAGCATTATACAACTAAAGAATAATTAAGGAGGTAAAATAATGATTTTTATAATCCCTTTAGCAATATTCGTATTGGGAATATTATCGGCAATAGCTTTTCAAATCATAAAATCTATACTAAATAAATCTTCAAAGTAAATAAGCAAATAATAGAAAGAGAAATTTGAAGTTTAAGAAACAAGACAAATGCCTCAATTCCATTTTTGTAAAAAATTAACCAATAAAAGGGAAATGCAACTAAATGTCGAAATATTATAATTAATGTAGAATTCACTCATATTCTAAAAGAAAAGTAATTGGTTTGTTGGATGTGCGACAAAAACAGTAGCAGATTCTAGTACAAAATCTAATTCCAACACAAACAAAAATTCAGTAGCAACAACTACAACACCTAAAACATCAAATAATACTGGTAATTCGAATGCATTCCAAAATGATCCTTCTGATGATCAGGAAAGTAATACAAGCTGTAAAGGGAAAATCAAAGGAAATGCAAATAGTAAGATTTATCATGTTCCAGGCGGAGCGTACTACGATAAGACTCAAGACAATATAGTTTGGTTTTGTTCCGCATCGGATGCTGAAGCTGCTGGGTATAGGGCTTCGAAAAGGTGATCTCTCCAGACTTCATATAAGCAAATAAGTTAGGATTGAATTTTTAATGAAACTACCAAACAAATTAAAATAAGTAAATAACTCCATGAATATTTGCCGCTATTATAGGAGGATATAAAAATGAAAATAGAAAAAATTCATATAAAGGATTTTAGGATATTCCAAGACGTTACAATTAACTTTAGTCCAAATTTAAATTGCATTTCTGGTTACAATGGTGTCGGTAAATCAACTTTATTAGCAATTTTAAGTAATATTGGTGAACTAAAAAAAGATTGCGGTACTCATATTAATGGCAATCCTTTTAGAGGAGAATTTAGTCAAATTGTTCATGGTGACAAGGAATACGATACATCCGGAGAAAAATGTACAATTTATTTCAATGACTTACCTAAAGAACAAGACCCTAAAAATCCATTTGTTAAAGAATTATCTTTTAGAAGCACTTTTCAAAAAGTGAAAAAAACAAAAGAAAGAAAAAGGAAAATAAATGCAACTGTAGAAGGAGAAGAACAGCAACTTATAGTTTTAGAGACTGAAGAAATAGATGGAAATGAAGATTTTCGATATAGATTGATTCCTATTAAAAGTGAAGAACGTAATACCGAAAGTAAACTATCATGGCCAACTTATTATTTAAGCTTATCAAGGCTATACCCTATTGGTGAATCAGAAGAAGTTAAAAGTAAAAATAATATCCCGATAGAGATATTGGAAGAACTTATGCAAGCTCATAAAAAAATTCTTTCATCTGATGATGAATATTTAGAATCGAGCTCTATTGAAATATCAGATGCTAAAAAGAAAAAAGGGTTTGGAATTAAAACTAAATCATATACGGAAAAAATGAACTCATCGGGTCAAGATAATCTTGGCCAAATTCTTTCTTCAGTTTATTCATTTCAGATTTTAAAAGAATCTTTAAATGATAAATATAACGGTGGTTTATTACTAATTGATGAAATTGATGCGACACTCCATCCCGTTGCTCAAAATAAACTATTAGATTTTTTATATGAAAAATCTAAGGAATTAGATTTACAGATTGTGTTCACAACTCATAGTATAAGCTTACTAGAACATTTAGTAAAAAAGCAAAATAACTTCAAAGATAAAGATGCATTTCAAATGATCTACCTATCTACAAAAAGGAGTAAATTAGAAACTGTAGTAAACCCAAGTAGAACTTTCTTACATAATGATTTAATGGAAACTTATTCAGGAGCTCGTAGATCTCGAAAAATCTCAGTATTGACTGAAGATGATACAGCTAGATGGTTTTTAAATAAGATACTTACTTACCATAAAAATATTCATACCTTTGATTTGAATTTTATAGAGATGAATACTGGATGGACAGAAATAATAAAATTAATAAAAAATGATTTTAGCTATTATCGGAATCATATTGTTATACTAGATCCTGATCTTAATGAAAAAGAGAATAAGAACAACCTCTTAAATATGATTAAAGGAACGCAGTATACTGTTAATAAAAAAAATAGTAATATTTTAATTTTACCTGGTGATTATTACATTGAAAAAATGATGTGGAATTATCTAGATTCATTAAATCCCGATGATGAATTTTTTTATGATTCTCAAATTGAGCAAAGTGGGGTAAATAAGCATTCATTAAACGATTATGGCCCTTTCTCAAGCGAATACAAAGATTATACAAAAGAAATTATTAAAATTAAAAACTGGTTTGAGCAGAATAAATGGATCTGTGATATTGCATTTGCATATTGGATAAAAGAACAAGAAAATGAAGAAAAGGTTGCCTACTTTGTGAACAATTTAATAAATGCATATGAACCTATTTACCATAGATTATGATCTTTTTTAACAAAGCATAAAGTTGGCCAATTTTAAGAATCTTTTCTATACTAATTTTAAAGAGGTGATTATGTGGCCAACCTGTCTCCATTAAGATACCCAGGAGGTAAATATAAAACTTACAATTATATTAAGGAACTTATAAAATCGAATAATTGTACTTCTTATATTGAGCCTTTTGCTGGAGGTGCCGCTGTTGCTCTGGCACTATTAATTAATAAACAAGTAAAAAGAATAATTATAAATGATTACGATAAATCAATTTATTCTTTCTGGTACTCAGTTATTCACCACACCGATGAACTAATTAGTAAAATAAAAGATTGTAACATAACAATCGAAGAATGGTACAAACAAAAAGAGTTACAAGCTAATAAAGATGCGGTGAGCATATTAGAACTAGGTTTCTCAACCTTATTTCTTAATAGATCTAATAGATCAGGTATTATTAAAGGCGGCGTCATGGGTGGTAAAAATCAAGATGGCCCAAATAAACTAGATTGTAGATTTAATAAAGAAAAAATAATTAAAAAAATTACTCTAATTGCAGAACAGAAGAATAATATACAATTATATAACATGGATGCTTTAGAATTTATTGATAAAGTAATCAAAACAACCAGAAAATCTTTTACTTTTTTTGATCCACCATATTTTAAGCAAGGCCCAGCACTCTACACTAATTTTTATAACGAAAATAATCATGTTGAATTAGCTAATAAAATTCAAAAAGAGTTAAAAAACCGAAAATGGATTGTCACCTATGACCACATTGATGAAATAAAAAAAATGTATAGTAAATTACGTTATATAGAATATTATTTAAATTATTCTGCACAAAATAAAACCAAAGGGATTGAATATATGTTCTATTCAAATAAGACAGCTATAGGTGAACCAGATTATCACTTGAACACATTTTATCCCCTTTTTGATCTAGCAGGTTCGTAATAATTTCATAAAATAAACTCCTTCTTTTAATAGTTGGAGTTTTCTTTAACAATAAAAATAGAACATACGTTTCCTTTGGCATTGTATCTATTACCCTCTTTAAAAATACAGAAATATCAGCAATGCTCATATTAGGGAAACAAGGAGTGAAAATATAAATGAGAGAACCCAAAATATACGAAATGACTGGTGGTTACGGTTTTAGACTGGATATTGGTATTGACCCCGTGTCAGGAAAAAGAAAACAAAAGCGTTTTGGTCCTTATCGAACTAAAACAGAAACTCGAAGAATGCTTGCCCAAAAGATACTCGAAATCGAATCTGGAACCTTTGTTAATCCCCAAAATATTAAATTAAAGGACTTTTTACTTCAATGGTTAGAACATAAGCACAAGCATGTAGCTGCTGGCACTTTTGCTCATTACAAACCTTATGTAATGAATCACCTCATCCCCAACTTGGGTAATATGAAAATTGATCAATTAAAGCCTTCTCATATTCAGGAAATGTATGATTCTTATATTGAAGAAGAAACCCTTTCAAATCAGTCAATTGTTCATATGCATAGAATATTAAACAATGCATTTAATAAGGCTATTGAATGGGAATTAGCAATCAAGAATCCTTGCAATGTAATTAAACCTCCTAAACCAGAGAGAATTCAAATGAAGGTTTGGGATGAGATGGATGTATCTTTCTTTCTCGACTTTACCAAAGAAAAGCGATTTTTCATTGCTTATTTATTAGCCCTAACTACTGGTATGAGAAAAGGGGAAATTTTAGGATTAAGATGGCAGGACTTTGATTTTATTAATTCTTACCTTTCTGTGAGACAAGCAGTCACAAAGAAAAAAGGTGGAGGCTATGAATTAGGTCCACTAAAAACGGAACATGCTTATCGAAATATTTCATTAGATGAACATGTCATTGAACTGTTAAAAAACTATAAACACGAACAGATGAAATATAAAATGAAGAATCGCATTACCTATAATGATCAAGATCTATTAATAACCAATTCAACAGGATCTTTTATATTGCCAAGGAATCTAGATCGGGAATGGTTAAAAGACTTGAATGAATCAATGCTGAAAAAGATACGATTTCATGATATGCGCCACACACATGCAACTCTACTACTAAAGCAAGGTGTTCATCCTAAAGTTGTTCAAGAAAGACTTGGGCATTATTCCGTAACTGTCACATTGGATATGTATTCACACGTTTTACCGAACATCCAACAAGCAGCTGCAAAACAATTTGGAGAAAATATATTTGGTAAAAATAATATAAAAAAGTCGGCACAAAATTGGCACGAATGA